CTATCACTATTCAATAATGATTGCGGAATAACTTGAATATATCCTTGATATTTAGCTATAGTACGTTCTTGCTGAAGAAGAATCATTCTATCTATAACCACATAAGGAATAAGACGTTTTGGAATAGGATTTTGTAATATATTACGAAGAATACCTTTTTTACCACCAACAGGAAGTTTAGGTGCAAGAGTATGTTTATCATACCGTTGTACATCACAAGGTTTAGGTTTAAGATAAATTCCACTTACAGCATTTCCAAATCTTTTACCTATATAAACCTCTTCTATCCATTCAGTAATAATTTCAGTATCAAATTCATTTTGAGTATAGTCTTCTGGAACAACTTCTTCTCTATTAATTCCAAGAGGATCAGTAAATCTTCTTATTTTAACAGGAACTTCAGTTCTCCAAATAATAGTATATTCATCTAATGATTCAGAATTATCAGTTACATCAAATTCTGCATTATTATTAGAAACAAATTGACTATTTTGAGAAGCATCCCAATTTCTACTTATTAACCAAGTTCCTTTAGTAGAAAATGTACCATCTGTTCTACGAACAAGATTTTTTATATATTCTTTTTCAGTATTACTAAAATCCTTCCAATATAGTTCTTTAACTTTAGTTAGTGTTGTACGTTGTTTAATAACAAATCCTGTATAATCTTCAACAAATTGTTCATTATTATATATAGGATATCCTTCAAGTGGAGATAAAACTGAAGTATAAACTTCATTATTTATAATTTCTCTATATGTATAAAATTCTTCAGTTGCCCACCAATAGAAAAATGCTTGTATTCGTTTAGTATCAAAATCATTTATAGCATTTATAAGTTTTAAAATATTAAATCCATCAATAGCTCTTTTATCAATCCATTCTTCAATTTTTTTCTTAGCAAATTTTTCTATATCAGGAACCTCTTTAGATGGAACACCAGTATTTACATCTGTATTATTATAATATTCATTTAACATATTAATAAGAGCTTGTTGCATAAACTTATCAACTTCTTCACGTACTTCTAAATCACGTCTAAGTACACTATCTCCATTAAATACATTTACAGTAAATTTATATGGTAATCCAATATATTCACCAATATTACGTTCTCTTACAGTATTAATTAAATCAGTATCTCTAAGTTCACCAGGAAGTTTAGCTAAAGTTTTTTTAGTTTCTGTATCTTTTAAAGGGCTTATTAAATAATCTAATGATGTAGTACTAATAATACCATTAGCAGCTTCTAACCATAATGTAATATCATCTTTCTTATTTAAAGAAATAGCTTTATTAACAAGATAATCATATGTAGGTTTGTAAAAAGAATCTTCTTCTTTTGCACTTCTAGATATTCGTTGATTTAGAAACTCGGTCATAATAGTTTAATTTACTGCATATAATCCAAGATCACTTAAAAAAGTTTTTTGTCCTTGTTGATAACTAGGCTTTTTCTTCTTAATAACATAAGCCATTCTTTCAAATGTAAGAACTCGCAAAGCACTAATCCTATCAAAGTTACCTTTAATACTATATTGTTGTAGCTCTAATAATGTAGGTAAGTCAGGTATATAGTGTAAACGATACACATAACTACCATCCTCATTGACATTAAGTATTTCATAAAGCCATTGTTTAAGTTGTATAAGACCATTTACTGCATTATCTCCTTGACCAATAAAAACTCCATATTCATTAAGTTTAGAATCAGTAATTTTATTATTAACAACAGCTAATGGATTTTTAATTAAACGTGATACTTTATTCCATCGTTTAAAATCTTGTATAACACTACCTCTATCTGTTTCAGGAAGAGCTTTAGCATTATAATATTCACAACCTTTTAATGCTTCAATAGAACAAGCCTCTTGGGAATCATTCCTTCTTCCAACATATACAGCCTGTATTTGATCTCCTGGAACTCCCATATCATTAGGATATGAAAGAACAAATATTGCATTAAGAGAATTTTTAGTAGTTACTTCTTTTATAGTTTTATCAATACCAACACTATCAATAACTTCATAATATAAATTATTTGGAATAAGACCATTAATTCTTTTTGGTTCATGATAAATTCTCCATGCTCCAAAAACATCATCTTCTTTTTTAAAGGGAACATTAGTAATATATGGATGAATTTTCTCACCTTTATCTCGTAATTGATCATTTGTAAAAAAATCTACATATGATCTTTTTATACTTCCATCAGCACCTTTTTCTACAATATTATCAAATTGCCCTTCACGATATATTAATGTGCTTTCATTAGCTCTCATAAACTTAATAATATCATTTAATTCAGTACTACTGAATATATTTTCAGTTTCTAAATTAAATGCTTCACTTGGAGAATTAGCTCTTTGAGAACAATATACAGCATAATCTTCTCCTTTTAAATGTTTACGTTTAACTAATTTATCTTCAGCATCAAGTAAAAATGATTTAGTAAGAAAACTATTTCCATGTTCATCTATATATGGCTCATAATCCCAAATCTGTGGATGAAAGAAACCACAAACAGCATGACGTAATCCTTTATCCCAAACATTTTCAAAAGGCATCATACCATTAATTATAGGATTAAAATATGTATTACTAAAATCAACCCAATTTGCTCCTTTAGTACCACCAGTTCCATATACTCTTATAGTACCAACATGTTCAGCACCAGCTTCAGTAGCAGATAAAGTAACATTAAGTGCTTGCTGTAGATTAGGAAACTTTCCTGATTCTTCAAAATCTATTTCAACAGCTGCTTTACCAATAGCAGCATCAGGATTATCTTTGCAAGTAACACTTATTGCTTTACTTCTAAATCCATATTTTTTATTTCCAGTTTTAGTTAGTTTATAACCTAATTCAATTTGTGTTAAATCTTCACTAAGATAACCTCTTTTCCAATATGTATGATCTTCATACCAGTCAAGATTAGTTTTCAACATTGAACTAGTAGCACCTGGAGCAGTAAGATAAGATATATCATATGCAGCAAGAACAATAGTTACTATAGGATTTAAATTTATAGTATTTGCACTTTGACTGCCTCTCTTATGAGAATATCCTTTACGTCTAGCTTTACCCTTACATAAATGAAGACCATTTTTAGCTATAAATTCATCAGTTTTAAAATTCCAATAATCTCCATCCCAAAATCTAGGAAAACCATCAACTAATTTTTGTTTAAATTTACCAGCTTTATCTAATTCATCACGTTCATTTTTTGTGGGTGTACGTTGAATACGACCATAATTTAAATAATTATAATGGTCACCAGTAATATGTAAAGGATGTAAATAATCTAATCGTTCTTCATCTGTTGCACAATTATTATAAGCATCAATATCTTTACGATAAAGTTTACAAGGTGCAGTCATACCACCTCTACGGCGTTGTGTTTCACGCTTCCAAAACGTACTGTAACTTATAGTACCTTCTTTATCAAAACAATAAACTCTAAATAAATCACTCTTTGCACTTTCTTGGAAGATTTTAGCTACTTCATTAAATAGATGTGTATTAACAAACACAAAATCCATTTTCATTAAAAACCCACCAGAATCACCTACAAGAAAATCTGTATCAGAATCAATATAACCTTTAGATGCAGCAGAAGAATAAAATGATTTATCTTCAAATACATAATCTATAAAAGGATGTAATCCAGGAATATATTTATATACTTCTTGATTAATCATTTAATTCTTATTAAATGCAACAAAAAGTTTTTCAATATATTCTCTACCATCATATGAATTATGAACATACATTATATTACCATTATTTAAAAGATATGCAATAGGATTACAATCACAATTTTCATTTAAAGTATGTTCTTTAAGATCATTAATTGGAAATACATGCCACATTATGATTCAATTAGATTTCCAGGATCAAAACTAGATCCTTTTTCTTGTCCACCACGCATAACTGCTGTAACTTTTTCTTCCTCTTCTAAAAGATTCATAGCTTCTCTAAGTTTTTTAGCAGTACTAGGAACACTTACTGCAATTTCAATAAGTTGTTTTTGATAATTTATTAGTTCAGCAGTTTGTTGAGCATTTAACGTAGATAAATCTAAAGTAGCAGTAAGACTTTTTTCAATCTTCTCTACTATCTTTTCATTAAGAGTAAATACACGAATAAGTGTTTTAATAGCTTGTTTAGTTGCAGTAAGATGTTCACGTTCATATTGTTTAATAAATGTAAGTATTAATTCATCAGGTTCATAATCTTTACCAAGACCTGCTTGTTTAGCAGCATATACATGTGCTTCTTTTTCACTTAAACCATGTTGTGCAGGATATGCTTCAAAGTCACATCTAAAATAAATATATGTAAACTCTTTAAAAGCATAAAGTTTCAGACGACCATCAGGATCGCCTGTTACTTTACCACCTCTGTCACGAGATAATATTTTCTTAACATTAGGATTTAATCCAATGCCATCATGATCAAGTTGTACTATCCCATCAACAAGTTTAAAATACTTCATAAATTATTTAGTAAGATAATCAAATATACATTTAGCAACAATCTGAGCAAGTATTTGTTTTTTTGCAACATACATTAATATATCTGCTTTGTTAGTAATAAAACAAATTTCAATTAATAAATTTTCACAATTTGGTGTCATAAACATAAGATGTTTTCTAACAGAATCAGCTTCAGTTTTAACACCTCTATTTTTAGTATTAAGACAAGCACTTATATTTTCAGCTAATACTGTACCAAGACCACGTTCAAATTCTGTAGATTTAAATGGAACTAATATTTCAGTTCCTCTAGCAGATTCTATATTATATGCATTAAAATGAATATCTATTGCAATATCTCTAGATTTAAGCGTTGTATTAATAATAGCTACAGTTTCTCTAGTTACATATTCATCTGCATCACTTAGTACAAGTTTATTAAGGTTATGTAATTCTTTAATAAGTAGATTACGAAATTCAACTGTTAAATTACCTTCTTTAATTCCACCTATACCATCTGCACCCATATCTTTTCCAGGTACATTACTATGTCCAGCAGATATAAAAACATTTCTTGTTTCCATAATACTAAGTTTAATTGAACATTTTTAATTGACCTTTAAGTGATCTATTATTAAAATGATGTTTAAACATCAAAGCACTATAATCTCTATAATCAAATAAACTAACTTTATCAACTTTCTCTACATAACCATCTTCAGTTTCTCTAATTTGATATATTATATTACCTATACTAGTAAATCCAAATTGTTCTAATTGCCAAGCATATCCACTTACTTGTAGATTATAATGAACACCAGTACTATCCGCAAGAAAATGTAAAGGATATTTCATATACTTATTAGTATGAATAAAATTAGCAGTAGTCTTTCCATTTATATCTTTTTCAAAATAACCACTTTCATATCTAATATCATCTTTATTTGTTTTCCAATCTATAATAATAAATGTTTTATCTTTTACAGCAATAAGATCAATCTTACCAGAAATAAGAAAGTCAGTATTATATACTCCAACTTCAGCATAAAATTTAAAACCATTATTATGTAAAACAATTATAGCATTATATATAATTGGATATCTAAATGCTATACCACTAGTTAAAAACCATTCTATATCAATAGCGCCAAATGTATTATTAGCTATATCTTCTATAGTAAATAATCTATCTTGAATAAAATCTGTACCTTCTATTGTTCTATAATGAGTAGCTTTCTTAACAGTATCTTCTAAATAATTATGTTTTTTATTTCCATTAACTAAAGCAACATCTTTTATTTTAGTCCATCCTAACTTAATTTCTTCAGCAGTTTTACCTTTATATTTTTGATAATTAGGGTGCATAGGATTTCTACCTATACGTTCACAAGCAAGAGCAACTTTATCGGTTTCAAATTCTTCATAATATTTAGCAATTACTGTAGTAGTACTAGTATATTCATTACCGCGATTATCAGTATATTTATGAAGTCTTTCATCAAAAAATATAGTTTGATTAGTAGTCATTTCTTTAGAAAATCAGGATTAATACTACTACCTTTAACACCATGTTGTTTGAAATATAAAGGAAGTAAAATTTCTTTTTTTCTAGCTTGAATTTTATCATTAGCAATATTATAAATAGTCTGATCTACTTTACGAAGATCATCAATATCCATTTCCTTTTTAACATCATCTTTTATCTGTCGTATAATTTCTAAAGATTCACGATACTGAAAAGATCCTATATTAGGAATTGCAATATTTTTTTTATTACCAATAGCTTTAATAATACTTCTATTCTGTTGATGAAGTATTTCTTTTAAAATAAATTCTCTATCATTATCTGAAAATCCATTTAAAAAACGTTTAGCATATATTCTAGCTTTACGTTTATGAGAATGAAAAAAAGGTAGAGCCCGTTTTACAGACTCTACAATCTTTTCAAATACTTCATCATTAGTTTTCACACTTCAATATTATATACACCATTATTAAGAGTATAGTGAATATTATAATTATTAGAATCTATATTAGCAGTATTTGAATCACAAATAATAATAGGATTACCCCACCAAGGATATGGGTAAGGAGTTATTGGACAAGGAGTTGGACAAGGATTAGGATATATAGAAATAGGATAAATAGGAATATTTATAGGATCATTCCATATTATTTTAGTATTAGTTTCAATACTAAATTTTTTCCATTCTCCTTGTGGAAAAAGTTTTTTTAGAACATCATATAATTCAGATAAATTAACTTTATCTTCTATACGAATAACTTTATTATCTAAATCTAATTGTAATTTCATATTATTCTATATGTGCTAAAATTTGAAATTCAGGAAATATACCATATTGAACAACATCAGCTTTATTATCACCAGTTTCAAGAAGAGCAGTAAGATCTTTCTTAGGCATACTTCTATAAAAATCAATAAGACTTTTTATACTTCTTTCATTTCCTTTTACAGGGATATCTACATATTCTTGTGCAATTTTAAAATTGATTTCTTCTCCAAGAATAAGATCTTTAACAAGTGGTCCAATTCCAGCTACAATATATGTAACTTTTTCATCAGACTTTTCTTCAGGTTTTCCACTAGCAAGTGCAAGAATACTTGCTTTAAAATTCATTCTTAGTAAAACATTATTTCCTCTAGGAATAACATTAACTAAAGATTTGCCACGTTCACTGTTTTCCATTTTAATAATTAATTTAGTTTAACAATACTTTATATAATATAATCTTTATTATCATTAAAAGAAAAACCCCTAGATGCAAGAGCACTAGGGGTATTCCCCTAACTAAAACCAATCAATGAAACATTAAATAGAGTGTAATCTCAAATCTTAGACATATCAGAGCCATTACCCGAATTATTAGTTCCACCTATTCTTAAATTACTAAAAGTATGTTTAAGAAAATAAAAAGCAATTATAAGATAAACACCACCCCAATATGCAGCAGGAACTTCAACTTTGAAATCATTAGCTATAGTAAAACTAATAATTAAATAAGCTAATAAACCAAGTGATAAATAACCACCAAATTTTCTAACACTATAAGTACCATCTGGATCTTTTAATGCTTGCATACTATTATCCCTTCTTATTTATTTTCTATAAATACTTGCGAAAGTTATAAAATTTTTTTAATATAAACAAATTTTTTTTAATATATTTTCATTAGCACTAGTAAATAAAGTTAATTCATAGATAATTTAGTACTTATATTATAATTTATCTATTAATTTGAAAAATAAGAGATTTAGTACTAATATAAATGTTAAAATAAGATTTAAATTTAATTAAAATGATAATAACATAATAAAATAAGATAAAAATATTGTAAATTATTGTAAAAATTAAAGTGATATAAATAATGATAAAAAATAATCAAATATAATTAAAAATTATGATATTAAAAATTAACTTCTATAAGATTTACTAAAGTTAATTGAAATACCCCTTTAAAAAGAAAGATAGTGATAAAATGTAATTGTACTCATGAACCTCCTGATTCATTACCCCCTACTAGAGTTTGACAATGAAATGCCCCGTCATCATTTTCTGGGGTTAATCATAATTTTGTTTCTAAACATTTAAATTCTAAAACTTTATGAAAACAATTAAGACAGTTCGTGTTAATTTCCTTCGTGTTTATCCAACTGAACGTGAAGTTGAGAGTGCTGTTAACAAGGTCAAAGGTACACGGGCAGGAGCTCTTGTTCTTATGGACATTCTTCCGCATTCTGAAGGTCAGGCAGAGAACAATGCCATTGAGCTTTCAGGTAAACAGCTTAACAATCTTGCTAGCATGCATGGTATCAGATCCGTTGGGCGTGAAGCATGGAATGATCTTGCTATTTACTTAGGTGTTGGCAAGAGTGTTGCTTCCCTTTCTTGCACTGAACATCAGAAGGGCGATAAGTATGTGGATGGTGAAGGTGTTGAACAGGAATACACCAAAACATCTACTAATTGCAATGTGGACAGTGTGATCCTTCCTGATAGTGTTACCAAGACTCTGGTTGATAAGACTATTGAGAAGAATATCAACTGGAAAGATCAGAACTCTCTGATTGACGAATTGTTGAAGGGAAAAAGTGAACCTGTATTGGAAGGTGTTAAGTAGGTTTGTTTTGTTATGGTTGGTTGAGGTGCTGATAGTGATGTCAGCACCTTTTTTTCATCGGCAAATGTGATATGAATTGATATTTAAACACCTAATACAAAGGCTATGATAATAACTGTTGGTAAACGTGAAATACATCTAGCACCTTTATGTGAAAGTAATAATATTATTATTAGCATGAAGAGAGTAGGATATGCTATAATTAATCAAGGTGATGAAGTGATTGATGTGATTGAAAATAGTATGGTAAATGAGATGATTAAGCAAGTTAAACAATTTGATAATGTAGATGTGATATTACTTAATGCAAAGTAAATGCGAAGGTCTATTACATCTCTACATTTCAGATCTATTCTAAATGCTACTTTTTCTCTTACTTACATCTTGTTTAATCTTTAACACTTATATCATTAGAGCCAATAGCATCTAAATTATTACAATAGACATCTTCATTATAATTGTGATATGTTGTCTTTATAGATCTATTGGCTCTTTTATTTTAATTAAAATTGATAATAATTTCTATACTATATACAACTATTTTTATTAACGTTACTAAAACTATTTATTATGGCACTTTCAAAAGCTAATACACAAAGATGTAATGAAGCATTAAAAGCTTTTCAAAAGCAATATCCTTCAATAACATCAGCTGATATACAAACATTTATATTAGGATTTACAGCAGCAACTGAAATGTTATTATCACCTGAAGAAGTAAAAAATATGTTACTTGCTTGTTTTATGTATTCAAGTGCAAACAATAATCAAGGATTATCAACTATAGAAGGATTTACATTTGGTGATCAAGTTCAACATATTATACATACAGTTCTTAATAATCCTACATTATCAATGTCAGGGATAGTTCCAAAATTAAGAAGAAAATAATCACTACAACTATATCAATATCTATCTAAAGTAGTTCCAGTAAATCTATGAAGATAATATGATATAATATGAATAAATATAATATTGAATGTAACATCATATTGATGATACATTGCATTATACCATTCGGTATTACAATATTGATATTGATATAGTTGTTCTTTAATACTTACTGCTATGAATAAAATACCACCACAAAGAACATTTGATTTAGATATCTCAATTAGATGCTTAAACACACTACATGTTAATAATATTGTATATGTTAAGCAATTAACAGATATGACACTGACTGACCTTAAAGCACTGAAAACAATATCATCTAAAACTATTGAAGAGATAGTTAATATATTAGCTGATTATGGTTTAGCATTAAAAGACTTACCAAAACTACCTAATTTATTTTTACAACCATTAGAAGTAAGATCAGAAGTAATAGATATTATTGGTTTTCATAGTGCATATCGTCATTCAGATATAACTTCAACGAGTCATGTAATAGATAAATCAATATTTTTACAAGTATTACCATATCTATTAGAAGCATTTAGTACAATGACTATTGAAATAAATCAAGAAGAAGTTAAAATAACAATACCATATTAATTAATAATATGTGTAATTCCTTATTTATTAACTATTTAAAACTATTTAATTATGTTTAAAAAATGTAAAGTAGTTATGCTTCCTACTAATGAAAAAGCAAAGATATTATTTACTGGAAATTATATTAATTATAATCATTTAGGTTATAATAAATGTAAAGATTTACATAATCAACATCTTTATATCTTATCTGATGATGAGATTAAGGAAGGTGATTGGTATTTGGTTATATCTGAAGACAGTGTAAGACAAGCACAACTGGACTTTCATCTTACAAGAGATTTTGCAAAGATTATTGCTTCAACTGATTCTTCTCTTAATATTTTTATTAAAGGAATTGGTAATTTAAGTCCATATTATAGTAGTCTTCCTTCTATTCCTCAATCATTTATTAACTATTATGTCAGTGAATATAACAAAGGAAATAAAATTGAAGAAGTGATAGTTGAATATGATTCTGAATATGAAGATTGGAAAGATAATGTAGGTGCTATAATTCTTCCTGCTATTCTTAAACTCACTCCAAACAATACTATCATCATTAAAGCAGTTAAAGATAGCTGGACAAGAGAAGAAGTAATTGCTTTACATAAACGTAATTGTGAACGATTAACTAACTCTTATACATCAAATGATATTAATTGGATTGAATCTAACTTATAAACTATTTAAAACTTAAAACTATGTGTTTACTTACTAGACAAATTAAACCTATCATAACTAAATTGGTAAAGTATTTAAACTATGTGTAATCTAACTAGAATTACTAAACGTAAAACTGCTACTATTTATAAAGCAGTTGAAAAGTATGACGGTACTTATTATTCTTATTTTGTAGGATTTCCTATAAAGTTAGGAATAGTAGACGGTTCCACTATAGATACTGATTTAATTCCTAGACGCTTTGGTTTTATACCAGTTGGAAATAATCCATTAGCTATAAATAGAACTATGGGATATGTAAAATTAAAAGACGCTATTGCTGATACAGTTAATTGTAATCATTTTCTTAAAATGAAAATTGGTGGTTCAATAGTTGAAGGTAAATTTAATAATAAATCTATTTTAGCTGGTAGTGAAATATTATCATTTAAAGAAGTTAAATTTAAAAGAAAATAAGATGTGCGATATTGCTAATCCTACAAATTTAAAAACAATTACTGGTTATAAATTAGTAGTTGAAAAAGACGGTAAATATTATTCATATTTTACTGGGCATCCTATAAATATAGGTTATGTTGCTAAAAGAACTAGCTTATTATGTAAAACATTAAAATTAGAGTTATTAGGAATTATTGAATGTAATGATGAAACTTGGGATGATAAATATTCTTATCATCCTATGTGTGGTAAAGTATCTTGTTTTGCTAGTATTTTTGCTGCTAGATTGTTATATTCTATAGCTATTAATTGGACTCAAAGAACATTTAATGTTTCTAAATTACGAATTATTCAGATAACATTAGGAGGAGAAATAATAGAAGGTACTAGTAAAAACATAGCTGATGAATTTTCTGAAAAATATAAGACTTATGCTGGTAGTAAAATAATTAGTTTTAAAGAAGTTGCTATTACTAAAAATTAAATCTATTTATTATGTTACAAATCTTACTCTATATCCTAATTTTAGGTGTTGTCTTTACACTTATTATGTATGTGGCTTATCGTACTCTTTGGAGTATTATGCAACTCATTAATATTAGTAATAATCCATATAGAATTTATCATATAATTGCTTTCTTTGGAATAATACTAATGTGTGTATTTATTGTAGTAAAGTATTTTGAGATATTAATTAAACTTGCTAAACTTATAGACTAATGGAAACAATGAATGACTTCATAAATATAATGTATATTTTATTTATTGGAACAGTTATTCTATTTTGTATTAATGTAATTATTACAAATAGAAGAGGAAAGATTACTGATAAACAACTAAGTGAATTATTAGTTGATTTAATGATGAAAGAATTTGATATTGTTAAAGATAAAAGTAATAGTCAATTAACCAAATTATTTCATCCTAAAGTCATCGAACTTTATAGACAAATTATTGCTAATCCTAATTGTGCAATAGTTGATCCATTTTGTTTAAAAATACATAATACAGAAATTTGGATAGTTAATAGTGTATATGATAGACGTTTTTATAGTCATAAACTTGATACAAAAGAACAGCTTGATAAAGAGATAAATCAATTTCTTTCTTATTATGATAAACTTCTTCTTGACAAACTTGCTAAAGCTATTAAAGCTAATCAAGATACAATGGTAACTAAATTATTTATATAAACTATGAAAATAAATAAACCTAATTTTGTAGTGAGAGTTCTTCGTAATGAAGAAATAACTCTTGCAGATCAATTAAGAGAAGATCTTCGTGATGCTTGTCATGAGTTTCTTGGTAAAACTGATTGTCAAGATGATACATATCTCATTGAAGCATCTGAAAAACTTGCTATTGATCAACGTATAGCGCTTAATCAGTATATTACTGGTTTAAAAATTCAGAATTTTGCTAATAATGCAGCAATTAATGATACTATTACTCTCAATGAAGAAATAAATGATTTTATAAAGAAATTTAATAAAGTTACAAAATCATGAAAAGAAATGTACTTCCTATTATTTGTTTTGTAATTGCAATAGTATTTATTACTCTTGCTTTTACTAATTGTAGTCCTTCAACTTATGTTGATGTGTATTCAGCTACATATATGAATCCTGATTATGCTAAATGGAAGGCTGAACAAACAGCTAAACAAAAAGCAGTTTATGCTTATACTCAAAGTGATGAGTTTAAGAAAAAATATTGTGGTAAAAGTGAATCTAATAAACTTAGTGGTCCTGCTCCAAAATCTGTAACTGGAACTGCAAATGATCCTTTTAAAGAAGTTAAAGCATTTAGAATAGGTACACCTGCTAATTTGTCTACACAATATCATAGTATAACTATTAAGTATTAATTTGAAAACAATATGGGCAAGAGAATTATAAAGAGTATTATTAACTTCTTCATTATATATACTTTTGCGTTCTCTTGCTTCTTTAATTGAGGAAATATGGAGAATAATAAATACTATATTATTAATATATTCATAATTATTAAGTAATCCAAAAATAACAAAAGTTCTATTTTCTATAAATGATTTTGCTTCTGTTATTACTTGTTGAACTTCAATTTTTATCATACATATAGTGTAAAATATAAAATATTTTTATTAGCACTATCAAATAAGTAGTACCTCTAGATCATTTATTCAAAATTTTGTTTTAACTTTAAACTATTTAAAATGATAACATTTAGACTTAGTAAACAGAATTTTAGTAAGAATACATTTATTACTGCTAAAACTACTCCAATATCTAAAACTTTAAATAGTTTTGGATATATACATCATTTTACAAATAAAGAACTTGCTATTGTATATTGGTATGATGATTTTATTAAATCTGAATTAAATTTTAGGCTTAAAGATTTAATTGCTAATTACAAGAATATATATCCCTATTACAATACTTCTTATTTAAGAGGTAATATTTGGAAATACAGTTATTCAACATTATTATCTAAAATTGATCCTAATAAAGGTTTTGGCCAAATTACTGTTGATAAAATGACTTATAAGAAAACACCTATAAAAGGGAACAATGTGATTATAACTGATGCTGTATATGTTCTTGCTAATGGTATTACTAAACTTGAAGGAGTTATTAGTAAATTAGACAAACATTATTATACAATTAATACTGAAGAAGGTAAGTTTATTTTAACTCGTAATTCTTTTACATTATTACCTCAAGATTATTTTATACTATTATCAATAAGATGTTAAATTATGTTTACATTTATAGGTAAAACAATTAAAGCTCCAGAACAAATTCCAAAACTTCTAGGTAAAAGAGTTAAAGTTAAAGCTATCTGGAAAAATGGTAAGTTTGTAGGTAGAGTAGATAATAAGACTATAGTTGAAATTGATGGTTGGGATGATCTTACTAATTGTAAATGGATATATGCTCTACCTACAAATACTTATTTTACTCCTTGGCATAGAAAACCTTATATGCCACCTGAACAACCTGATAAAGATGTTCTTGAAATGACTTTAAGATTTTGGGGTAAATATTGGCATAATATGACTATATATGGTAAGATAGTTAATGGTGTATTTTATCAATCTAAATCTAGAAATCATGAATCAGTTATTTCAGAAACTATTAGTCAATAAAAGTGCTATGCGACCATTTATACAATGGTATGATGGTCGTTATCCTAATTCATTGAGTGTATTTCAGGATTTACCATTTACTATGCAGTTAGGTGTATATCTAGAATATTTTGAAACATTATATCATTTAATTATTATAGTTAATACAAAAGGATATATAATTCAATTTAGTGATGATAGAAAAATTCCTATTCATGGTGTGAATAATATGCAATATAATCATTATAAATTTGAATATAATGAAGTTAAAACTATTATTCATGGTTATGAACTTGGAATTGCTTGGTTATTTGAAAATTATGATGTTCCATTTTAAACTATTTAAATTATGACAAAAAATATAGATGTTGCACGAAAAGTTGCTAAATTAGTAGTATCTGAACTTGCTTCTAATTTTAAAACAGAAAATGAACTTAATCAAGTTGTATATAAAACTAGAAAAGGACAAATAAGAACTGTTTATTATAACTAAAATACTAAAATCATGACTTACTTAGAAAAGAAAGCAATAGCTGATACTTATTTAGAGAAGAAAGCAGGAACAACATGGGATAATCTTCCAGACATCAATAGTTTACATAATTGTGATGATGAAGATGATGTAATCGCAATGTGTGATGCTAGATTGCGAGAAGAAGGTTTTCCATTTGAAACCGATAAAGATATTGAAAATCTTGATATTGATGATGATGAAGATGAAGGAGAATTAGACTTTATAGATCTTTAGTTATGCAAAACTTTGTAGATAAAGTAGCTAAATATGGTGGTTATGGATTTACATCAGATCAAGAGAAAGCTCTTGATTTACTTGCTGATTGGTATAATAATCCTAAAGATCTTCTGTTTGTTTTAGCTGGTAGAGCAGGTACAGGAAAAACTTATCTTCTTAAATATTTTATAGATAAGATTGTTAAACATCCTATTTGTGTATCTGCTCCTACTCATAAAGCTGTAAGACAAGTTGAAAGAAGTACTGGAAGAAAGGGCAAAACATTACAAAGTTTGCATGGTCTTCGTCCTAATATTAATCTAGAAGATTTTGATTTAAATAATGTAAAATTTGATGCCCTTGGTAATCCTACTATGAATAATTATAAGATAGTAGTTATTGACGAATGTAGTATGGTTAATGCATCATTACATGATTTGAATGTAAGAAGAGCTAGAGATTTAGGAGTAAAACTTCTTTATGTTGGTGATCCAAAGCAATTACCACCTGTTAATAAATACAATGATAATGATGTTACAATCAGTCCTACATTCAATCTTAAAAACAAATATGAATTAGTAGAAATAATACGACAAAATACTGATAATCCATTAACAGAATTACTTGAAGTTATTGTTAAAGATATAGATACTGATGGTGTTAAGCATCTTCAATATTTACTTGATAATCCTACTAGAATAAATCCTGTTGGAGAGGGATATAAAGTATATACTAATCGTACTGAATTTTTAAACAATGCAATAGATTGTTTTAAAAGTACTGAATTTAGTGATGATCCTGATCATGGTAGAGTTGCAGCATGGAAAAATGATACTGTTTTTGCATATAATACTGAAATTAGAAAAGCTGTATCAGCTCATTTCAATAATGGTATACCTACAGATGAATTAATTGATATAAATGATCTTCTTATTGGATATAAAACTATTACTGATGAATTCAATGAAACAGTAATTATCAATAGTGAAGATTATGTTGTTATTCAAGTAATTCCTAGAATGTCAGAAGAAGGATTTAAATCCTATGCTGTTAAAATTATGCCTAGACATGGTGGTACTAAAGTTGATCTTAATATAGTAGATCATCGGGATACATCATTTTTAGTATATTATAATCTAGTTAAACGCAAATATTATAATGCTTTATATGCTCACTATAGTAATAAATCTGCTAAATGGAGAGAATATTATAAATATAAAGATTCTAATTTGAATTTAGTTACCTTTCCAATTAAAGATGGTGATAATATAAAAGCATATGTAACTAAGGATATTGATTATGCGTTTAGTTTAACTGTTCATAAACTACAAGGTAGTACCATTGCAAATACTTTTATTGATCTTAATGATATGTTATATTATACTAGTGGTAAGCCTGTAGTGAATAGTCATTTTGCACCTAGAGCAATAGAAGTAAGAAATAAACTTATTTATACTGCTATTTCTCGTACTTCCAAATTCTGTAATATTTACTTAAATTTAAAATGATATGAAAACAACAAAACAAGATAAAATATGTGAACTTTGTGATACTCCTGTAGGAGATCCTAAATGTGTTGATTGTTTAAAAGTTAAAATTCCTATGATAAAAAAGAAATTTGGTGGACTTGTTGCTAATATTCCAAGTGATAATCCAATAGTAGAAGAAAATTGATTTACTATAGTAGAGCTTATTTACAAAGATGGAAGTAGAAGTTTACATCGTTATAATACTGGATTTGAGGGATTTAAACTTTTAGGTATTCTTGACTTTATAATGTCAGAAGTTAGAAAAATGCTTTGTCCAAATGATACTGAATTTAAACATATTACTAGAAAAGTTCATGTTAAAGGAAAAGAAACAACTAATATAGTAAAAAAATGAGTAGTATTTGTTGTATTCCAGCTGATAATGATGGAAATAAACTATATTTAAAAGATCTTAGACTTGATAAAGATCGAATATTTGTTAAATATCGTTCTACATACAATGATATTCCTTTTGTAGAAACAGAATTATTTACTGATCTTATGGGAAACTGTATTATCACTGGAGAAGATGGTACAGTATTATGGAGATTTAGAAAAAAACTATTAGAAAAATTAGATGTAATATGACAGAATTTACTTGTTCTAAATGTGATATTTGCCTTATAAATAATCATCATCCACTTCTTGGTGATGGCAATTTAAATGCTAATATTATGTTTATCGCTAGAAATCCAAGTGCTTTTGAAATTAAAAACAATATTCCCCTTATATCAAAAGAAGGAATGTTATTTCAGAGATACTTAGATTTATTTAATTTTAGTAGAGATGATATTTATATTACTAATGTTGTTAAATGTAGAACTCCAAGTCATAGACATCCTACAGATAATGAAATATATAATTGTAGAGGATATTTAGAAAATGAAATTATTTCCATAAATCCTAAAATTATAGTTCTTGTAGGTAATACTGCTTTGAGATCATATTTTAAATTAGCATTTACAAATACTTTTATTGATATAGCAACAATTAATTCTAAATATATTGCTCATAATAACAGAGTTATATTATTTATGATTGATCCTAGTCATGCTATCAATTCTAATGAAAATAGAATTGCTATTTATCATGCGTTTTTATCTTTACTAACATTATATAGAAATATTAATCCAGGTCATACTATTAATTTCAATTTATAATTTATTATTTTATTCAATATATTATCTGAACAATATAAAGTTTAATATTCACTAAATAATTAATTATGGATACACCAAAAAAGACACGATGGAAATGGTTATTAATATTATGGCTTCCTATTATTGCTATAGTTACATCATTATTTACTGAAAATGATGTGGTAGCTAGCAAAAGTAATAGTCCAATTATTGTCCGAGATACTATTACAATTGTAGAAACTGTAATAAAAGATGACCTTCCCGTTTATCTTTATGCTCTTAGATCATTAGAAGCTAATTTGAATTATAAAGCTAGAAGAATAAATACTGATAAAAATGGAAAAAAATCAGGTAGCCAATATATAGGAGCTTATCAGATGGGCAATAGTGCTAGAGAGCAAATAGGTCTTGCACATTTAAATAATGAAGGGGGATATAAAATTATCTTAAATGATAGTACCCTTCAAGACATTATAATGATGCAATATCTAAAAGATCAAGTAATAGAAATGCAACCATACTTTAAAAAGTATAATAATACTAAAGTTGGTAAATGGTTTATTACTAATAGTGGCATACTTGCTATGTCACATTTACTTGGTACTGAAAATACCAAAGCATTTCTAGATAGTAAAGGACAGAAAATTAGTAAGGATGGCAATGGTCGTCCAATTACTGATTATCTTCAACTTAATAATTTTGATATTTTTGTAGATAGTATTCCAAATGAAAAATATCTACAAAGAGTTCTTAGTTTTAGTAATTTTAGTAGACCTTTTTAAATTGATTCATATGGTAGGTGCGTATTATGATATAGAGGTGTTTAATAATTATGTGAGTTTCTTGTTTCTCAACATGACTACTAAACAAGAGTGGATTGATATGTATATTGAAGCTGATATTAATAAAGATGTTCAGACTAAAAAATACGCACTTTCCCATATGGATTACAAACAATTTGTATTACATAGTGATAGATATGATGCTATTGAATTTTATGATTTTATGAAAGATATTAAATTACTTATAGGATTTAATAATATAAGATTTGATGATCTTTTTTTAATGAAAATGTATATATTAAAAGATGTTGTACTTGATCCATCTACTCATTGGTGGGCTATTGATAGAATTAAAATATTAGCTGATGAAATTATAAATAACAATGATATTAATTATAGATGGTTTGATGAAGAATTAAAAACGTTTAAACAATGGTGGACAAGTATAGATTTATTCATGGCATTATTTGAAACTATTTCTAGAAAAAGTTTAAAACAATCAGCAATTAATATAAAGTGGTATAGAATAGAAGATTTACCACTTAAACCAAATAGTATTGTGACTAATGATCAATTTCAGTTAATTTTTGATTATAATATGAATGATGTTCTTATTACTAGAGCATTACATTTAAAAAAGAAAGCTGAATTTGAATTGAGAATAGATATTGGAGCTAAATATGGGGTTAATGTATTAAGCTCAAATAGAAGTAGTATAGCTGATAGATTGATGGCTAAATTTTATCAGGAATATACTGGTTTAAAATATTTTCAATTTAAAGATAAAAGAACTCTTAGAACAACCATAAATTTTGGAGAAATATTAAATCCAAAAATAAATTTTGTAACATCTAATTTAAAGCAAGTTTATGATGAAATATTAAATACTGAATTTTATATTGATAAAGAGTTTGTTAAAACTGTATTATTTAAAGAAAAAGGATATAAAATTAGAACTGGTGGATTACATAGTATTGATCGTCCAGCTAGATATGAAGCAGATTGTAAAAATGTATTTATGCGGGATGCCGATGTTAGTAGTTATTATCCTAGTCTTATATATAATGAGGGTGTATGTCCAGCACATTTAGCTCCTGTTGCATTCAGTCATATTGTAAATATGATAAAAACTGATAAAGCTAAATATAAAATAGAAGCTAAACAATTAAAAGCAGAAGGTAGATTAGCTGAAGCTAAATTTGCTAAAACTGGTGAAGCTGCTGTTAAGATTGTTGCTAATAGCGGATTGTTTGGTAAAATGGGATATGATGGTTGGTTATTTGATCTGAAAGCTATGTATCAAGTTACATTAAATGGTCAATTATATCTTATGATGATGATTGAGCAACTTGAAGAAGCTGGAATTGAAGTTATAAGTGCAAATACTGATGGTATTTTAGCTAGATTTAGTAAAGACAAATTTGATAGTTATAATAAAATTGTTACTGCTTGGCAACAATATACTAAACTTGAACTTGAATTTGTTAATTATATTAAATATGTCAGAACATCTGTTAATTCATATATTGCTATAAAAGAAGATTGGTTAACTAATCCTACTGGAGAAGATGTTATTAAAAGAAAAGATGAATTCAATATAGAAATTGAATTATCTAAAGGATTTAATGCTCCAGTTGTAGCAATTGCAATTGATAAATGGATTGTAAATGGCATACGAGTTGAAGATACTATACGTAGTCACACTGACATTTATGATTATTGTATTAGTGTAAAAACCGGTGAGGTTTATGATAAACAATTACATACTACTCAAAATGGTAATTATACTGTAACTCCTTTATCTAAAAACTTAAGATATTATGTATCTAATAGTGGTGGTACATTACTTAAACACAAAGTAGATGGTGATAATATTGATAAATATGCTCAAATGATTAAAGGAGTTTTAATTACTCCGTTTAATGATTATTTTAAAGTTGCTGATATGAGTGATTATGATATTAATTATCAATATTATATTAAACGAGCTATGGATATTCTTCTAAAAATTGAAGGAGAATATAAACGTCCTGGAGCTAGCAGAATAGCTAGAACTAATAGAAAGAAAGGTGTTTCACAAATTGGTAAATTATTTGATAATATTTAAATTATGGAAATAATAGAAATTGATACAGCAAATATAAGTTATGATGAAAATGGTGCTAGTTATGTTTGTACTAATCCTGATTGTGAGTATGATGATATAAAACCTAGTCATAATTATTGTCCTAATTGTGGTGCAAAAATAAATTGGATTTAACATTTAAAATATGAAGAAATGATAAAACTAGAAAATACAACAGTAAATTACACAACTGCTATTATTGGGTTACCTGATTTTACTAAATTTACAATTAAATTGGAATATGAAAACAAGAGAATTGTACAGATAATAATGGTTGATCTTAATAATGATTCAGTACTTAAATTAAATAATGAAACAGAACAATTAAGTGCTTTTTTACTTTTAATGAGAGAATATACACATAATATAGAAGAAGGAAAATTATGAGTAAAAAAGAAACCTATAATTGTATTCTCTATGAAATTGGAGATAAAGTTAAAGAGAAATATGGTAGTGATGAAGTATTAGAAATTGAATTTACTGATCTTAGACAAGTTGGCATTTATCCTACTTTATTTCTCAAATTTAAAGGAAAAGAACTTGATCCTACTAATTTCAGTAATCTTTATATTCCTGCCGAAGAAACTATAGAAAAATATAAAGATGGATTAAAATATTTCAATGAAGTAAAAGTTAAATCACAAACTGAAAAAAGAGGATTTAGAGATCATACTAGAAGTCATGAATCAATAACATTTACTAGACGTTTTAATCCAAAAACTGATAAACTCACTGAAGAAGATTTACGTCCTAAAATTGCTCCTAAAGGATTATTTATTGGAAGACCCCCTATAAAAGAAAATGATGTTAAATAATTAAATTAAATCACTATGGAAGATAAATTTAAAACTTTACTTGTTAAAGCACTTGCTATATTTAGTGCTTTTGTTACTATTCTATTAGTTCTTTTATTTTATTTTGGTAGTAAAAGACTTAAAAATCTTGAACAAACTGAACAACTCTATATAGTTGCAACTGATAGTCTAAAGTTAGTTAGAAATGAACTTGGACAACAGAAAGCTACTATTGAAGTATTACAATCTGATAATGCTACTATGTTTATTAGTTTAGCTAGTAAAGATAATGACATAATTAGATTACAAAATCTTGTAAAAAGATATAAGAAAGAAAATGGTGATTTAAATACTGCATTAATTCTTAGTAATGAAACTAATATTCATTTAGAAGATAGTATAAGAAACTTAATTTTAAATTGGAAACCTGATCCTACTACTGGAATATTATATCCCACATATACAAGACCATTAGTTAATGATTGGTATAGTGGTAATATGACTATGGGATTAGATACTACATCACTAGATATTAAAATTAAGAATGATTATGATATTACTATTGGCAATGAAAAAGTAAGTTTATTTAAGAAGAAATATTATGCTAATATTACTAATCTTAATCCTGATACTGAAACTAAAGTAATGAAGGTATATCAAAAGAAAGAGGTTAAAACTAAAATTATAACTTTTAAAGATATTGTTGATACTGGAATTGGTGTGGTAATTGGTTATTTGTTATTTAATAATTAAATGTTATGTTTAATAAAAAAAGAACTGAAAGATTAATTAAAGAAATTAATCAACACTTACAGATTAAACCAATTAATATTAGCTGGTTTAATAACAATTCTGTAAGAGTACATATTAGAAGAATTAATACATTACATCGTATTCTTAGATATGTAGATTTAATAGAATTTCCAGATGCAAAAGTTGATAATATAAAAGATCATTATTGGTTAGATCTTATATCCTTTGATAAAACTGTTTTTATAACATATCATATATAAACTATGGAATTAGATGTATCAAGACGTGATAGACAAATAGAAGGAGCTAATAAATGGCGTAATGCTAGAGGTAAAGGAACATTAGTTCATCCAATGAGATTTGGTAAAACATTTGAAGCTATTGAATTTATTATCAATCCTCATTTAAATATAAATATTACCAATAGTGTTATTGTTATTGTTCCTTCTGAAATAATCTTAAAACATTGGGAAGACAATCTTAAAAGTTATTGCAGTGATTTATTAAGAATCAATATAGTTACTGCAAATTTTCTTTCTGTAAATCCTGATTATCAATATGAATGCAGTTTATTAGTTGTTGATGAACTTCAGAAATATCTTACACCTGAAAGAAAAAACATGATTGATGGTACAAGAATTAAACATCATTATAGATTAGCTTTAACTGGAACATATCCTTCTGGTATTCAATGGATAGAAGAATTATATCCTATTATAGATGTTATTAATGAAGAAGAAGCAATAACTAATAAATGGATTAGTCCTTTTATTGAATATAATTGGCTTCTTGATCTTAATGCTACAGATAAAGCTAAATATGAAAAATTCAGTAAACCTATTACTGAATCATTAACTATGTTTAAATCTATATTAAACTTATTAGTTAGAGAAAATAATCAACGAATATTTAATGATGAATTTTCTTTATTACAAGCATGTAGTAGTGGATTTAAAACTGTCAGTCTATCTGGACAAGATAAATGGGTTACATATGATCAATTATGTAATACTATAGCATTAATGTTAGGTTGGCATACTAATTTAGATATCAGTGTTCCAGTAAATGAAGAATTACATAAATTATGGAGTCCTATTGCTATTCATACTAGAGCTAAAACATTTGTAGATTATGTAAGAAAACGTAATGACATTCTTATTGATAATAATATTAAATTAGAAGCTGTAGCTGAAATTATATCTAGGAACTTTGTACCTACTATTATTTTTAATGAAAGCACAATATTTGCAGATAGAATAACAGAATATCTTAATGCAAGATTTAATGGTGTTTATAAAGTTGCTTGTTACCATTCTAGAATTGATTCTAGAATAATGATTGATCCTACTACTGGAGATTATTTTAAGTTTGCTACTGGTGATAGAAAAGGATTACCTAAAATGCTAGGTAAAGATAGTATAAAAAGAATAGTGATAGAAGGATTTAAGAATGGATATTACCAAGCATTATCTACTGCAAAAGCTCTTGATGAAGGATTAGACGTTCCTATAATTGAACAAGTAATATGTACAGGTGGCACTACTAATCCAATGACCTATCAACAAAGAACTGCAAGAGGAAAGACTGTTGATTTTTATAATCCTGATAAACTTACTAAAATATATAATCTTGTTTTTGATGATTTTAGTAATAGTGAAGGAGAATTAATTAAAAGTAGAGATAAAACTAAGCTAATTTTAAGGCAACAAACAGCCGGATCGTCAATAAAATGGCTAAGAAATTTGGATGAAATAAATTTACCCACACCTGAATAAAAAAAGTGAAGTTTTTCTTGCATATATCAAATATATAATTTATCTTTGAATAACTAAACTAATCAATAAAACAAAATGAATAATGAAATAAGTGTCATTAAAAGAGATTTAGATTCTACAATCAAAGATTTTGAAAGAGTTAAAGAAGTAGCTGTTTATGTAGCTACAAGTGAAGTTTTTTCAAAAGGTTTTGAAAGTAAGAATGCTGATGGTACTACAAAAATCGATGAAACTACTGGTAAGCCATTAATTAATGTTGCTGATGTAGCATTATGTATAATGACTGGTTTGGAACTTGGTCTTAATCTCGCAGGTTCTCTTCTTTATGGTAAAAAATTGAATCAAGCTACTTATATGTCAGTAATGAAGGGTAAAAGTCTAGGTATTGACATTGCTACTGCTATTGAAAAAGTTGTTTCAATTCCTACTAAAAATGGTTATGTTAGTTATACAATGGTAGATATTATAAGTGCTAAATTAATGCAAGCACAAATTGAATTTTTACCATTTTTACGTAATTATGCTCCATTTTATATTTACCGTGATGCTGATAATAATGAATTAGATTTAGATAAAATTCTTGATGAAAATGATGATTTGAAATCTGAATATGTTGTAGTTGATACAACTGCTAAACCTGATGATATAAAGAAACAAGTTAGTGATATTAAAGCATCTGGCAAAATTGTAGTTACTAAAGAACGTCATGGATATTTTACTAAAGCTAAATTTGTTCGTAAATATCCTGATGGTAGAACAGTAACTCATTTTCAAAGATTTAGCACTTTAGATGCTGAAAGAGCAGAATTACTTCCTACTTACGATGCTAAAGGAACAGTAATTCAAAATGGTAAAGACAATTGGATTCATGGTACTCCACAAATGATGGCTAATAGAACTATTAGTATTGGTGGTAGAATTATAGCAGCAGATCTTCTTAATGGTGTTTATACTAGAGAAGAAGTTGTAAATAGTGGACTAATTAAAGAAGCAGATGCTCCAATTGTTGATACAGTTGCAGAAGTTATTAATTAACTAAAATAGATGATAAGTAATTATTTTCTAAAAGTAAAATCGCAATATAAAAGGAAATATCCTAAAACTGCATTAATGCAAATTGGCGATACTTTACATAATCAAAAATAAAAGACTAATCATCAAAATTCTTTTCTTCTTATTATTAATTTTTATTGTTAAACTTAATGTAAATTAAACATGGAATTATCTAGATTTTCTACATCTTTCGTTGGAAAGGCAGTTCAGAGTGGTAGTAAGGTTCAGGGAAGTGCATATCCTACACTTACAGTAACATCCACAAAAGACAAATTTGTTCTTAATAATAAAGCTCAGGCACTTTTGGGCTTGTCAGAAGGTTCTAATATTGTAATGATTGACCTTAATAGAGGTTCAGTAGTTACAGAGGATTCTAATGCACGTTGGTATCTTACAGGTGGATGGGATAAAGGTAAAGGTCAGACTGAAGGTGCTAAACTTGGAAAAGGTGGAAGTTTCTCATATGCTGGAATTTATTCAGCAATTCAGATGAATAAACCTGACATTTCTGAAGCTAGTGTTAAAGATATGGTAGCTGCTGGAAAAGGCATCACACGTGTTACAGGAACTAAAGAAGACCCTAAAGAAGCATTTATTGCTCTTCAGAAGGTTACTTTTAAAGTTGAAAAACTTGTTCAGCCTAATGAAGTTGAAGGTGAACCTGATTTGACAGAATTTGAAGTTTCTAAGGGTATATTCCAGCCGGTTTATGCTCTTACTGAAATGGATGTTGTTGCTCATACTCCACGTGCTGAAGGTGAATCTGAAGGTGAAGACGAATAACTAGTCCTTTCTAACAAATTTTTGAATATTCATTATGATAGGGATAGTTATTTTAAAGTAGCTATCCCTATATTTCTTTTTATTAATTTAATTTTTATACTTATGCCATTACTTGATATTAATACACAAACAACTAGTAGACTAGGATTAGAACCAATAAAGAATCCAGCAGGTGGATATTTATATGAAGGTTGTATTCCTACTAGAGTTATAGATTTCCATGTAACTCAGCAAGATCATACAAAAGGTGAATTTAAAGATCTTAAAGTACCTGTTTTACAAGTTGAATTTGAGAATTTCAAACTCAATGTTAATGATCCTGATCGTTTTTATACTCATTCATTTAAAGTAGTAGGAACTAAACAACTTGTTCAAGGTACTACTGATCAGTATGAAAATAGAAAAGCTGAAGAAATTGATGTTGATACTCAAACATTATGGAAAGCTATTAAACATTTTCTTGAAAATCTAACAGGAAGTCCTAATTATAGAAATATAGTTAATATTCCTAAAGCAGATCAAATTAAATATCTTGATCTTCCTGGTATCGCTGCTCCTGCAGAAAGAATTAAAGGATATGAAAATTTCTTTAATTATCTTGTTGCTTTTGTTAATGGAGATGGAAAAGACATCAAATCTCAAATTCTTGATGCAGAAGGAAAAGGACTTTCAATGTGGTTAAAAATGCTTCCTAATTATGATAAAGATCCTAAGAGAAATGCTAAATACTATGCTATCTCTAGATTTATTAATCAAGGGGTATTTGAACCTATGAAAGTTGATAAAGGACTTCCTGCTGGTGGACCTAAAATTATTAGAGTTAAACCAACAGAATCTTTAGCTCTTGTAGCAACTTTAGTTCCATCTGGTAATACAGTTATACCTGGACATGGTGGTGGATTATCTCCTGAAGTTGCAAATCTTTTAAAATAAAATTGTAGTATTAATAAAGGGGTAGTAAATAATACTATCCCTTTTTTTTATATTTTATATATGCAATTACTTGATAACAGTAACCTAAAAAAATACATTCTGGAAACATTTGATCAAGTTGAAATCTTTGCTACATATTTAGAAGTTCCTGAAACTGATATTAATTATTGTTTAAATAATAAAAATTATAAAATTAGTAATCCCCTTAGAGATGATAGAGATCCTTCATTAGGTTTTATGGCTGTAATGGATAGAACTACTAATCTATATAAATTGAAAATGTATGATTGGGCTGATCCTAGTTATAGAGGAGATTGTTTTGATTTAGTTGGTAAAGTACGTTCATTAAATCCTAATAAAAGTATTGAATTTATTACCATATGTAAAGATATTATATATAGTATGAAAAATAAGACTTTACAACAAAATACTAATTTAATAGTTAATCTTAAACAAGAACTTTTTACTCAAATACATATTGAACCTAGATTATGGAATAGCAAAGATATTAATTTGTGGAATAGTTTTGGACTCCCATTTAATGAATATAAACATATAATATTTCCTTTACAACATAGTTTTATTTCCAATTATTGTGATTATACGTATGAAGAAAATGATCCTGGTTATGCATGGATAAGCGGATATTATGAAAACAAGACATTATATACTCTTTATTTTCCATTTAGAGATGGTAAAGATAAATATAAACCAAGATTTAAAAAGAATAATAAATTTTATCCTATAGAATGTATTCATGAATTAAAACCAGCAGATATTTTAGTAATCACAAAAGCATATAAAGAAAAATTACTTATTAGTAGATTATTATTTAAAATTAAAAAAGTACATACTATACAAGTTACTAATCTGACATCTGAAAGTATAATATTATCTGATAATTTTGTAATGAAATTATATGATATTTATCCTACAATTGTTACAAATAGTGACTTTGATTATACAGGTTTAAAAACTAGTGGAGAACATAAAAGAAAGTATGGTATGATAAGATTTATTCCTACTAATGGTAAATATGGAACATATGATTTTGGAGGTAAAGATTTATGTGATATTCATGCTGCTAAAGGTATTGATTATGCAATAAATTTATTGCAAGAAGCATATACTTATTTAAGAACTGAAATTGAAATAGAAAATGAAATTAATTTATAAATTAATTATGAAAAATATTTATCCTTCTAACCCTGTAGTAGAACAATTAATTATTAAAGAAGATAAAACTAATATTCTTAAAATAATATTGTTTACGCCACTTACAAAACAACAATGTGATGAATTTATAATTACTTTAGATAAATATTTAGTATTTCCTAAATTAAGTAATAAAAGAATAGAATTAAATAATTTATTATATAAATATCATAACTTCACATTTGATGATATTATTGGATTAGGAGATACTAAATTAGATACTAGATCAGTCAATTCTTATATTGAATCTGTTCCTGTAAAATTAAATGATACAGTAAAAAAATCATTTAAATGTTTTGTCAATAAAGACTGGAGAGAACCAAAATTTAATGTTGTTTATCATGAAGATGGTGGTTGTAGTTGGAATTGTTTAATGCAAAAATTAAGAAATCCAGAATATGGTATTGTTTTTAGTATTCCTTATACTGATAAATCTAAATTCAAGATCAATGATTAATTTTGATGTTACAGATGAACATTTAGAAGTAATGTATGAAATGAGTATAACTCAATATAGAACATTACGTAATATAAAAGTTCATAATGGACATGAAATGTTCAAAATGAATATAAATGATGGAGTAATTAGTAAAGCTAATTGTACTATTCTTAATAAACATATTTCCTTAAAATATGAAGTTGGACATTTATATATAGCTGCTTTAAATCTTAATAATGCACATAATAAATTTGATAAAATACTTAATCAAATAAATATTATTGCTAAACGTAGAGCAATCGCTAATTTAATGCACATTCTTTCTTTAAAGGGGAGTGGACAAATTAATCTTAATAAATCTTAATATGCAGACATTATATACTGTAGAAGATAAAGAAACTGGAGGTGTAAAAACATTACTTCATGTATCTAGTTATACTAGTATTGGGTTAGTAGTTGTTATTTATATGTCAGATGAATATGGTACTCATAAAGGTACTGTACGTCGTATTTTTGCTAATATGATAGATGTTGCTTACCATAATGCGTTAAGAAAGAAAATTAAAGCACAAGGTGGTATAATTCATAAACGAATATCTTATACTCCTTTACCTAAAACTATTCAAAATTTAAGTGATTATCCAAATAGAGATAATAAAGGTAGATTTTGTTCAATTAAAAATAAGAAATAATGAAATATTTAGTTATTGAATTAGAGGAAAGTCCTCACATTTTATGTAATTATAAATTTAGTGATGGTCCATATGAGCCTATTATTTATGAAGATAAGAATAGTGCTTTTAGAGATGCTAGTAAATGTAAAAAAGGATTAGTATATCCTATTACAGATATTATGAAAATGTTTGAAAGAATAAAATTAATAGCTAAAGAACATGATGCTATTGATATTCTTGATGAACTAATGGCATTAGTAAATGAAGTAGTTTAATATTAATAATATAAAATGAAAGTATTTGATATTGAACTTATTGTAGCATATGATATTGGCGCTAATGAAATAATAGAAATATCACAAGGAACTCTTCCAACAGATACATTTAATTTTCATATCTTAGATAAAGATAGAGAAAAAAGTACTGGCAGAACTACTATAAGATTTGAAAATATAAATGATCTTCGTAAATGTTTAAATGATTTTGAAAAGAGGTTTAATCTAATAAAGAAAAAATGAAAATAGGTACTAAAAGTCTTTTATTTGGTGCGCATCAATTTATAATACATCCTATTATTGTATTTATAGCTTGGTGGAAACTTTATGGTTTTCCTTTTGATCCTAGATTATGGGTTGCTTTTATAGTACATGACTGGGGATATTGGGGTAAATCTAATATGGATGGTGATGAAGGTGAAATACATGTTTTTCTTGGAGCCGACATAATGCATAAATTATTTGATAGAAAACATAAAACTACTAATATTGGTAGAGGACAAACTATTATGATAGGTGGTACTTACACATGGTATAATTTTACCTTATTTCATTCTCGTTTTTATGCTAAGAAAAATAATCATCCTATATCTAAACTTTGTGTAGCTGATAAATATGCTATTGTACTTGATCCTTGGTGGTTCTATCTTATTAGAGCTAGTTTAAGTAGTGAGATTAAAGAATATAGAGATCATCATTATAAACAAACTGGTGAATTATATATAACTAATAAACATTGGTTAATTAGTATTAAAACATATCTTAATTTATGGGTTATACAGCATAAAAACAATTTAAATGATACATGGACTAAAAATAATGATCTTAGTCCAGATGGTACAATAGGATTTCATGAAACTATAAAAAGAGAACTATATGGAAAATAATAATCCTAATCAAGGTTTACCTTTAGTATTTATGTACGAAGGTTTTATATATTCTAAAGAAGTAGATGGAATGTATCATGTATTTTTAGCTAATTATCCTAGAATACCATCTAATAGTGTCAATATAATATCAATTGCAAAAGCTAGAGAATTATTTGCTACTGCTAAATTTATAAGTAGTATAATAGTATTAACAAATAATGTAAATTTAAAAGTATGATAATAGGTATTAGTGGTAAAATAGGAAGTGGTAAGGATACTATAGGAAAGATTATACAATATCTTACTATGGTTGATTTTAAAACAATGAATTTATTAAGAAATGAAGATGGTAGTAAAGTTACATTTGAACAACATTTTCTTAATAATATATATCTTCAATCATATTCCAATTGGCAAATTAAAAAGTTTGCAGATAAACTTAAAGAATGTGTTAGTCTAATTCTTAATATTTCTAGAGAAGATTTAGAGAAGATTGAAGTTAAAAATAGAATATTAGGAGAAGAATGGACTAGATATGGTTATGCTGATTATTTTTATAGAGATATGAATGGTACTCCTATTATGAACAATAAACAATGTTCTAAAGAAGAATATGAAGAGCATTATAAAATTAATTGGCAAACTACATATAAACACGAATATACTGTTAGAGATATTCTTCAATTGTTTGGTACTGAAGCTTGTAGAAATCAAATACATACTAATTTTTGGGTTAATGCTTTATTTAGTGAATATACAGGTAAAACTGAAAAATGGGATTGTGATGGAAATAGTATATTAGATATTTATCCTAATTGGATTATTACTGATATGCGATTTCCTAATGAACTTGAAGCAGTAAAGAAAAGAGAGGGAATTACTATTAGATGCAATAGAACTGTTTTTGAACAAAATGGAATTAAATATAAACTCAATTCTAATATGGATAGTCAAAGTAATCATCCTTCTGAAATTGCTCTAGATAATGCTACTTTTGACTATACTATTGACAATAATGGTACTATTGGAGAATTAATTGTAAAAGTAAAGGAAATATTAATTAAAGAAAGGATAATATAATGGAAATATTAATTAAATCAAACAAACCAGAATTTATTAAAGAACTAGCTGATGCTTTTTCTAGTGGTTGTTATATTGAAAATCTTCGTGAAGATATTCTTATAGAAAGTACAGATGTTATTGTAGAAACAGATAAGGATTTAATAATAATTAATATTGAAAGAAAATGAAAAAATATGCTATTCAAGACGTTACTGACAAACAGTATTATGCTGATAATAACCAATGGAGTAGTTCTATTGAAGATGCTTTACATTTTAATAATGAAGATGAAGCTTGGGAAATAGCGATTGTATTGAATCGTGATTTTAGTTTTACATTAACTGTTATACCCATAATCTATTAAATTATGGAATTAATTAAATCTTCTTCACAAATTATGCCTTATGATTCTAATCCTCTAAAGCATATTGAATTAGTAGCTAGAAACTGTTATAAATCTGAAGATAAAATAACAGATAATAGTTATACTAAATTTGTACAAAAATTAAAGGATAGAAAACATATGGCTATGTTAGAATTTTATCCTTTTTATTTTCATGTTAGTACTAGTGTTGCAACACAATTATTATACATTAATAATCAACCAGAAATTAATGGTGACTTAATGATAAATGACGATAGAACTAAATCATATATGGAAGTTAGTTGTAATTTAAGAACAGCTATTATGATTAGTAAAGAATATGGTGGTCTCGCATATTCTATTTCTCAAGTATATCCTCAATTATTATTTTTATTTGAATCTATAAATAAAGACAATAATGTGACATTAGTAACAGATATGGAAGTTGATATGTTTCTTCAATATCTTACAGCTAGATTTATATGTGATCGTGGCGTTACTCATGAATTAGTTAGACATAGAATGTGTAGTTTTGCACAAGAGAGTACCAGATATTGTAATTATGGAAAAGAAGATGTTAAATTTATTATTCCTAGTTGGACTAAATATGAAGAAGGAATACAAGAAAATGTAACATTTGATAGTGAAGAAGCAGAAGGAATTATGAGATTTAATATGTTATCAGTAGAAGAAGATTATCAAACATTAATTAATACTCATAAATATACACCACAACAAGCTAGAGCTATTCTTCCTAATTGTCTTAAAACTGAAATTATTGTTCAAGCTAGATTATCAGAATGGAAACATATTTTTGAACAAAGATGTTCTAAATCTGCACATCCTGATATGCAAGAATTAATGATTCCCTTTAAAAAGAAAGTATGTGAAATAAGTAGTGAGTATAATGATTATTTTAATTCTTAATTTATGGCAACTGCTAAAGAAACTGTTTATAATGAACTTTATGGACTTCTTGCTGATGACTCTGAATGTCCTAGTGATGTAGATCAAATTATTAAATATTTATGTGATTATTTCAGTACTACTGAATTAGCTGGATTAATTGAACATATAAAAGAAGAAAAAGGAATTGAAATTGATAATGACAATGATGATGAATAAATTAATTTAAAACCTAACGAAATGAAAAAGTACAATTTTAACTTTATGAAAGAAATGAGAACTTTCTTTAATCTTACTGATCTTGCTACAAAATTTAAAAGTTTAAAAGGCAAATTTCGTGCTATAAAAGATAAAGATGAAGAAGGTCGTGATGTCTATTGTCGTAGATTTAAATATCCTAAATTAGTAGGTGCTATCATAATAGATGGAAAATATTCTTATAAAGTTATTACAACTCCAGATATAAATGGAGAACAATTAATGGAAAGAAAAATAAGGAGGTAAATATGAGATTATTTGCAAGAGATATTAAAGGTAATATTAGGGAATATAATATTAATCAAATAGAAGATACTAATTGTGCTACTATTAGAACCGGTAGATTAAATGGTAATCTTATTCAAACAATTATAGAACACCCTTTTATACAAAAAGAGATTGCTAGTAGAATTGCTAAAAAGAGAAAGGAAGGATATGTTAGTTTAAAAGATTTAGGATATAATGAATCTAATACAGCTATTTCAGATCTTAATTTATTTTTAACTAATATTCTTCCTAAATGTAATACTGATGATAATAACAATCTTAAACCTATGAAATGTCAAAAATTTCAAGAAGGTAAGATTAAATATCCAGCTTTAGCTCAACCTAAATTAAATGGTCTTCGGTGTGTTCTCAGATGGGAAATTAGAAAAGAAGGAGAAGGATTATTTGGAAGAGATGTAGAACAAGCAGTATTACGAACTAAAGAAGGTCTTGAATATTATATGCCACATATTACAAAAGATCTTACTAAAGATATGTTTGAATCTGAAATAGGAGAATTAGTATTTGATGGTGAATTATATAAACATCATATACCATTGAATGAAATTAAAGCTAGTTGCCCTATGATAAATAGTAGAGGTACATTAAGTAAACCTTCTGGTAATCCATTAGATATTTCATTTCATGTTTTTGATTTAGCTATTCCAGATGTTGTTCAAGATGCTAGACTTGCGACATTAAGTAGTGTTAAACTTTTTGATGCATTTACAATTAAATATGTAAATCATATATGTATTAATAGTGATCAGGAAGCAATGGAATTTAGAGATGAAATGATTAAAGTAGGTTATGAAGGATGTGTAATTAGAGAAATTGATGCTGAATATGCTTTTGGATTTAGACCTTCTTTTATACGCAAATTTAAAACTCATATGGATAGTGAATTTCTTATTATTAATCTCATTCCTAAACCTAGTGATCCTACTCTTCCATTGTTTATTCTTAAAAATGATATAAATGATGAACAATTTGAATGTAATCCTAGTGGTAATTGGAAATATCAAAGAGATTTAATGGAAAATGCTCATGAACTTATTGGTATGTATGCTACAGTAAGATATAGAGAACGTACTGGAACTGAAAAGAAACTTCCGTTTCATGCTAATGTTATTGGAATTAGAAAAACTAAAAATGAAGGATAAATGTCAAAAATAAATACTACTGAATTATTTCATCATTTTGCGAATAGAGTAGCAAAAAGTGAAAATCATGGAATGTATAGTTATCGTAATGATACTTTATTTTATGGTACTCATTGTATTACTAAAATATTATCAGTTAAGAAAAAAGTTGTTATAATTGATAAGGAATTCAATAGAGTTGGTTCTTTTGGAAATGGTTATGCATATTGGGATATTGAACATTCTTTTAGTAAAGATTGGACAATTTTATATGGAAAACCAAATGAATATGATAAATGTAATACAAAAACTATCTATAAATATATTCTATCTACTGCTCTTCCAATAGTTGAAAGTTATGCACAAAAATATATTATAGAAAGAGAATTAGTTAAAAATTCACGAGCTTTTACTGGTAACTATTATTCTCTAGGATCACTTGAAAAGATAAAAGAATTATTTGTTAAATTTAATATTAATTCTAAAAAGTTTTATAAACATATTTACAATACAGTTTATAGTTGTCCAATTAGATATCATGGTTGGAGAAAACCTGAATATGATAGTGTTAAATTAGATAAACCTATTTCTTTTTGGTTAGATGAAACTAAATGGTTTGATGAAAGTGAAAGAAGAATAATAGAATTTAAAAATTGGAAAAATAAAAATGCAACTCATATAGAAAAAAGAGGTATATTTAGATATAAAACTTACAAAGAAATATGGGCAAATGAAGAATTACGTATAAATTTTGAAGAACTCGTTAAAGATACTCTTGCTCATAAAGCATTAGAGCAACAAGAACGTGAAAGAAAAATGAATGAATCACGTATTCTTGAAAATAAAATGCAATTAGAAGAATGGTTCAATGGTAAATCTACTACTTTATGGTATATTCCAATTGAACTTCGTTTAAGTGTAAAAGCAAAAATAGCTTCAATGCCAGATGGTGTATTTAAAATTCCAGCTGATATTCTTGAATATGAAGTAGAAACTACTAAAGGTGCTAGAGTTCCACTTCATCATGCTGAAAGATTATTTAAGTTTTTCAAAAAATGTATAGCTGAAAATAAAGTATATATTGCTCCAGTTGGTAAACATACTGATTCAGTAGATACTATCGGTGTATATCATTTAAAAGAAATTAATAAAAATGAAACTGGTTGGTTTATTCTTGCTGGCTGTCATACTATTTATAAAGATGCTATTGATAGATTTATTGAACGTTATAAACTAAATTGGAATGCAAAAAGTAACTAAAGATTTATTTCTTAGATTAAAAGCTGTACGACCTATTATACACAGTATTAGTTATTATTATGGTATTCATTGGGCAAGTGATAGGTTAGTTGAAATATGGTATCTTGAATATCCTACTAAACATATTGAATTTAAAAGTGAAAAGGAATTACAAGATGCCATACGTGTTATGATAAAAAGTACTGAAAGTGATCTTGGATTTAGATTTCCAGAAACAACTAAAAAATTTAAATTAGAATGAATATAGATGTTATTAAAAAAGCAGCAGATATTAATAAGTATAACAATGATATACCTATTATAACAAATATTGCTGAAAGGTTTATATATAAACCACGTATTGGTGCATTTGACAGTTATATAAGTGTAGTAATTAGAAGTTTAAGTGGTTATTATAAAACTTTTAATTTTCCTACTGAACGTGCTTTTGAAAATGCTTTAGATGATCTTGCTAAAAACGGTATTGGTGATCTAAAACGTATTAAAAAATATACTAAATAAAATATTTTAAAATAGTACGTTTTTTATTTGGAAATGTCAATAAAATTGTGTAAATTTAAATTAAATTAAACTGATAATCTTATGAATAATGTTTTTACTATTGTTAATGATTATGAGAATCTACTTAAAGAAGTAGAGGATCTTGGTGGAGAGATTACACCTGAACTTGAAGAACAACTTGTTATTAAAGAACAAGAGGTCGCTAAAAAAGTTAGAGGATATTATTATGTTATTAAGACTTTAGATAGTCAAATACTTCTAGCTAAAGATGAAATTGAAAGATTAAATGGACGAATTAAAGTTAAAGATAATCTTATTAAACGTCTTAAATCTTATGTTAATTTAGCAGTTGAAGCATTTGGTATTATAAAACCTAAAGCTGTTGGCAAAAGTCTTGATCTTGGTGATCTTAAAGTTTGGCAAAAGAAAACTGAAGCTCTTGATGTTACTGGTGAAATTGATGATGCTAGATTTTGTAATAAACATATTAAATTTGAATTATCTTATGAAGAAACTAAAAAAGTTTTGCAGATATTAACTAGTTCTGATTATAAAGGAGCGTTTCCTATAATTTCTATTATTCCTCTTAAAGATAAACTTAAACAATGGCTTATTGATAATGAAGAAGAACATAAAAAAACAATATCTGAATATAAAGAGAAAGTAAATACATTAGTTCCTACTACTCCTAATGTTAATCTTCTTACACCAGATATTAAAATTCTTCTTAATACAGATCTTAAACATAATAGTACTGTAATATTCAAATAATTTATTATGACTAAAAAAGCATTTACTAATTTATTTAATATTTATTATAAGCAAGGACTTAAATCATCAAGTATTGATAGTATGCATAAAATTACTAAATTAAGTGTAGATTTATGCACTAAACTTATAACTAATATTTGGGGATGTACTGATCCTGATTATTTTGGTCAAAATATATATCAATTACTTGAAGCTAGTGCTGATAGTGATGGAAATATTCAATTTGAACCAAAACTAAAAACATCATCTTGTTGTATGTATATTATATATCCTGATGAACATGCTGCTGTATTTGCTTTATATAAAATTAAAAAATATAAACATGTCTAATTTACTGCAATTATTGAAAGAACTATGGTTATTAGATATAATAGTCGTAGTGTTAATGATATTAATAATAATAACTAAAGAAAATAAAAATGGCTGATAATCTAAATGTTAATCGTTTTACAAAGACAGTGTCTTTTGTAAGTGCTATCGAACCTGCTTGGCACCGTAAAGGAACTATACTTCCTGGCAAGTTTACTGCTGAAGAAGCAATGAAATATGCTAATATGGGATATATAGTTGCTTTAGCTCCTATATATGCAAAATTTTCTGATGATAAAACATTATCTGAAAGAGAAAGAGGTGTTAAATTAACTGAAAATTTTGCTACATATCGTACTGATACTAAAGAAGTGTTTGGAGTTGTAGGAAATAGATATGAAATTGTTCAGAATACTGCCGCATTTAGTTTCTTTGATAGTATTGTTGGTGAAGGTAAAGCAATATATGAAACTGCTGGAGTATTAGGTATAGGTGAAACAATATTTCTTACTGCTAAATTACCTAATAGTATTGTACTTCCAGGTAATGATTTAGTAGATCAATATATACTATTTACTATGTCACATGATGGTACTAAACCAGTAAGTGCTATGTTCACTCCTACTAGAGTTGTTTGTGCTAATACTTTAGCAATTGCTCTTAGTAATAATAGTAATAAAGTAGTTATTAAACATACTAAATCAGCATTAGATAAAATTAAAGAAGCTGGAAAACTTATGGGATTAGTTAATAAACGTAGTGAAGCTACAGTAGAAATTCTTAATGCTATGGCTAAAGTACAAATTACTGATGATCAATTGACTGAATATATTAAACTTGTATTTCTTACTAAAGAAGAAATGAAACGTCTTGCAGAAACAGGAGATCATAGAAAAGCTGAAATACCTACAAGAACTATTGGTGTAATGGAACAAGTTGCTGATTTTACATTAACTGGAGTTGGACAAGATGTATTAAGTACTAAAGGAACTTTATTTGGTGCATATAGCGGTGTTACTGGTTGGCTTTATAATAAAAAAGAATATAAGAATGATGATGCACGAATGAAAAGTTTAGTTTTAGAAGGTACTGATTATCAACTTAATAATAGAGCATTTTTGACTGCTGAATTACTAATTAATCAATGGAGATAAATTATTATGAAAGAAATAGAAGTTCAAATTATAAATAAAAGCAATAATAATCTTCCTAGTTATGCTACTAATTTCTCAGCAGGAGTTGATCTTATGGTTTGGAATCCTAAACTTGGTATAGATGATAAAATATTGGTTCATCCACATCAACGTTTACTTATTGGCACTGGGTTATATGTTGCTATTCCTGAAGGATATGAAATACAGATAAGACCTAGAAGTGGTTTAGCTCTTAAAAAAGGTATTACTGTACTCAATACTCCAGGCACTATTGATTCTGATTATAGAGGTGAAATAGGTGTAATAATTATGAATCATAGTGATGAATCTGTAGCTTTTAGCAATGGTGATAAAATTGCTCAAGCAATTCTTACTCCAGTTGAACAAATTAAATGGAGACCTGTTGAAGTATTACCTACTACTGAAAGAGGAGAAGGTGGATTTGGTAGCAGTGATATAAATAAATCATTAGAAAAACCTGTATATTAAGCTGGTTTGTTTTCGTAAGGTTAGATGAGGTAACTCTATTTATCATTGTCTTGATTTTTGAGAGGGAGTTACAGCTCCCTCTCTTTTTATTAATTAAATTATAAATAATATGTATATAGAAATATTACACGAAGTAGTTGCTGAATATTTAGCTAAAGAAGGAGATAAGAAAAGTGTTATTACTATTGAACTTACTCCTTTCATATATAAAACATTGCAACTAGAAATTAATAGTATCAGCACTTTTAATACAACTGTACCTATAGAAGGTTTTACATTTAGTTCTTTAATCTTTTACAAAAGAAGTGTTACTATTATAAATGGTAAAACATTAGATGATACATTTGAAAGAAAGATGGTTGAACAATTAGCTAAGTTATCTAATAGATAAATTAGTACTATTAATACTAAGTCTATAATAAAATATAATATTTAGTTTGTTTCAGTCAAAATTTGAACATATTCATGGGCAACTTCCCAAGAGGTAAAGAAATAACAAATTGTCAGCAACCGAAACTATATAAAAAATTAGCACTTGTTTAATTACATCTAAAATTAATACTAATTAAATATAAAAATTATGGGAATCTCTAAAACCTTCTTTATTGATAATCCTAGTACTATTTGTACTACTAATAATCCATATTCCATTATAAATCATTCCACTATAATTAGTCCTGAACTATTAGAAAAAATTAATTCATTTAATTTTGCAGGTGCTTATCAGATTTCATCCAATATATTAAATATTATATTATATGTTGGTACTAGTGTTAATATTTTTAAAAGAATTCAACAACATATAAGTGGAATAGTACAAGATGGAGAATATAGTAATTTTCAACTAAGAGAACATTGTAAAAAGTTTGGAATTGATGATCTAGATTTTGATGTACTTGAAAAATTAGAAAATGGTGATTCAAATGATCTCAATTTATTAGAAAGAGAATATAGTGAAAAATTAGAACCTTTATTTAATAGAAACAACAATAGACCGATATATTTATATAATAAAAAATATACAAATGATTATGAACCTACTGATTACTATGTTAATGATAAAATATTAAATGAATTTGGTAATCCAATAGTAACTAGAAAAAGTATTAATTTTGCTTATGGTATAGTTAAAAGAAGAAAGATTCAACCTCTTGATCCAAGGTATGAAGGTTGGACTCCAACATATATTTTATTTGATGAAAACGGAGAGATTACTAGAATAAGAGGTGATGTTACTAATCTTCCTAAAGTTAAAAAGTTTCATTCTGATACTGAAGTTACTGAAATTACTATTGTTAGAAGAAATATGGGATTTATTGGACGTTAAAGTACCAGTTTTGAAATAGATTTTAAGTAATCTATAATATAAAAAAATAGCCCTACTATCTTTACTTAGTAGGGCTTCTTCATTCTTATTATTATCTATCCTCGGAAAAGTATATAATACTTATTGGTTTTGTTTATTCGTTGCATCTGTTGTATTTTATTCCAAATCGGCACTAACTTAATAGCATTAACTTTAATTTTAAGTTCTTTTGCATATGCACCAGTAACATATCTTCTTTCCTTATCAGTTTGGAAAGGATAGCCAACAAGATTAGATATTAATTTATAAGTATCAAGTATAGTACCTTGTACAGCAGCAGGAGATTTTAACATCTTTTGACCTTCATTTATAAGTCCAAATGGAGTAAACATCATTACTTCACTTAATAACTTATCTATTTCATAAACACTTAAATCATAAGCAAAGTTTTCATCATCATCATCATCAGGTTTAAGATTCTTTAATATAAGTCCAACAACAAGAACTGTAGCAAGATAAATATGATCCAATACGGCTCTCTTAACATTACCTTTTTCAAAATCATCTAATGTATTCCAATAAAGACCAATATTAGTAGCAAAATGATGCATATCTTCAAGTATTCTACCCATCATACCATGAAACTGTTTAGCTTCATCAACATCTAAATATTTATGTCTACTAAATGGACTTGCTAAAAACTTAAATAAACTAACATATGCTCCCTTATTCCATTCATCTCTACTTTCTGTCCAAAAACTCTTCCAAAATTTAGCACCAAATCTTTTATTCCAACCAGGACGAACATGTTTTTTAAATTGCATACCCATTCTACCTATAACCCATCTACTTATAGTAGCAGCATCTTCTTTATTATAAATACCTTGTTGTTTTTGAACTACTTTCAATGCTTTAATTCTAAATAAAGCATATTCATTATCATCTAATTTAGTATTATATTTCTTTCCATCTATTTCAATTTCATCTTTTAAATCGGCATAACCATCGTCATTTAGATAAAAAGCATCAATAAGTTTAGGATTAGATTCAAAATTAGTAAAAGTAGTCTTATCTAATTCTTTTTTAGCTTCAACAAATGCATTTCCTTTTATTATAGGGAGATTTAGTATAAAATCACGAAGATAATCTTTTTTAGACTCTTTAAATTCTTCTTTTTTATATCTTTCTTTTAAATATTCAGCTAAACGTGTTTTTTCAGTATCATCAAGTATTTTATTTAAAGCATCTATATAATTTTGCTGTTGATATTCAGCTAAAGACATTATTTTACCATTAATAATTCTATGATGATCTAACATAGATAAAGTACTAACATTCTGCATATAGTGTTCACCTATATCATTAAGAAAATAAGCAGAACTCCAACTAAGTAAGTTAGATTTTAACATACCAGTTGTAAAGTCACGTTCATTAGTATTTTGAGCAATATTAAGTTTCTTAATAATTGCATTAGTTAAAGTTCCAGCTTTAGTGCTTCCTAAATTAATAAGCATATCAGGAATAGCACTCATATACATTTTATCTGCCTTAACTAAATTATTATGTTTAAAATACCATCCAGCAAATGCTTCCAGCTGAACTTGTATTTTACCAATCATAACGTTATTAATACCTGCTGTAACATTAAACCACATATTTTTAGCAGATGTAAATTTAAGTAACATATTACCAATGACAGTCCATGCACCTTCATCTATATCAAAATTGCCATAAAATATAGCTTCAAGCCATTCAGCAAAATGTTGTTCAAGATTAGTACCTTCTCCACCAGTAGTTCCTATTACCTCTTTATCTAATGCTTTACTACCAGCTTTATTTTTAAGAAGTTCTCTTTTACTATTTCGTTTAGTAAATTCCATATTACGTATCTGATATAAACCAAGATCAAATTCATGTTTCATATCAGCTTTTACTTTATACATAGTAGCTTCTCTAATAAATTGAGAAAATACTTCTCCAAGATTATAATTTATTTTACCAGCGTGTTCTTCATCATTAAGTTTTCTAATTCTCTTATTTTCAACATATATAGCACCAAGAGTATTAAATTTACCTTTTCCTGCTACAGCAACATCTTGAATAACTCTTCTTTCGTAATCACTTTCTAATTCATCTTTTTCTTTAGGAGCAATCTTAATTTCTTCAGTAGTTCCAAAATAATTTACCATAGGAACAGTAAGAAGATAAACCATTTCATTATTTTCTCCTACAAAACTATCACTTTGTTTTCTAGCTTTATGGATATCAATCCAATGTTTAACTTTTTCAGCAATAGTAATATTTTCCTTTTCCTCATTACTTAAACTAGGAATAAATCCTCTATTAAGAATAGTAGCTTTACCAAAATAGTCAGTATATTTATCAATTATTTCTACAAACTTTTGATAAAGTTCATCATCTTTAATAGCAATCCAAGCTGGATTAAGATATTTATCAGAAGGAACAGACAGTAAACTATCACTTACTAAAAATTGCATTTTACCATCATATTCTCTAACATTACGATATTTCCAAGCATTAAATTCAGGAGTACTTAATTCTTCTTGTTTTCTACGAACTAAGTTATTAAATTCTTCCTCAGTTATATTTTGAATTTCATTATCTCTATACCATGCATCTCTACCATTATAATAACTTTGACTATTTCTACCATAAGTCTTAATTAAATATTTAAATTTAGCATTTTTATCAGTATAGAATTTATCCCAATCATATTTTTGAATAAGTTTACCTGTAGGTTTACCATTTTTGCGTTCAAGATACTTATTAAAATCAGCAGTTGTTAAACTAGTAATATTACGTCCACCAAAAGTTTTTCTTAATAATGCTTCAAACTTACCAATTTCTTTACTAGATTCATCTTCACCATTTGATACTTTTACCATATATTTTTTGACCATTAATGCAGCAAAAGCATTATTAGTATCAGCAAGTGAATCAAGTTTTAGTTGAATAAGATTTTCATCATCACCTATATCTATAATTCTTCTAAGACCGGCAACTATTTCAGGATTCTTAGTATATTGGTAAAGATCTCGTTCTTCAAAATCATTCCATAATTTAGCAACTTTAGTTTCAACATTTTTAATACTAGGAATTAAGTTTTGAAGTTGTTTTATAAGATCATTAATTACTTTTTCTTCTTCAATAAATTCATTTCCATCTACAGATGTTAAAACATCAAACGAAGTTACCCCTTTAATAAAAGAAGTTGCCCATTTAATAAAGCCGGTAAACTCTTTTCTAACAACAGGATCACTAATAATAACATTCATATCCATATTTTCAAACTCCTGAACTCTAGCTATAATACCACCTTTTCTAGTTTCAGTTTTAGGATCATTAAGATCAAAATCATATTGTTTAAGAACTGTAATTAATCCTTTAGCAAGATTAGCCAAATCATTTTGACCTATAAGTTTTTGAAAATTTTTATCATTTAAAAGATTGGCAGCATCACTAAGAGTTCCAGCTTTCTTAAATTCTTTAAGAAATTGTATTCTATTAGCATAACTAGTAGTAGTTTTTTCTATGAATTTATTAGCAGAATCAATAGCATTATTAATACCTTGATTAGTAGAAGAAGTATAAGAAACAAACTTAATATCTAATTGTCCTTCTTTTTGAGTTTCATTGAGAATTTGTGCTAATGCTCTAGCTTGATTAATATCACTAGTAGCAAATTTATCAGTAAGTATTTCATTTTTAACAAGAGATCTTAATTCCTCAATTAGTTCTGGATTTTGTTTAGCCCATTCTCTCCATCCATCTAAATAATATTGCCATTGTTGTTCTCTAGTTATATCTGTAAGTGCTGGTTTACCTTTACCCTCTTTAATACTATTATATCCTTTAATATCAATTTGATAATGTTCTTCAATTGACATACTACGCATTAAAGTACTTAATTCTCCAGTGGTATCACTAACTTGCATTAATTTAGCTCCTGGTTTTAAAATAGCATAGAAAGCACTAAATCTTTTGTCTCCAGCACTAGATACTTCATATCCTCGTGTACTAAAACGTGACCAATTATATTTATTTTCAATTATAAGTTCATTATCATCTTCAGTAACTTCTCCTTCTTCACTAATTCCAGTATTACTATCTTTCATTACATCTTGTAAAGTACCAATATACTCATATTCAAACTGAAATAGATCAGTTCTTTTTTCAAGAGGATGTGAAACAGTAATATCCCAACCTTCTTTCTTACTCCATTCTTCTCTAGCAGGAAGAGAACTAAGATCAATATGAGTTAATTTTTTAGTAACTTTTACATATTCATCAGTTCCTTTAAGTCTAATATATGTTCCAACTTTAGCTAATTCCCATTTCTGAGCTTCTCCTGTATCAGCATATCTAGTTGTAGCAGTTCTTTCTCCTGCTCTAACTAAATCTAAAGTACTATTATATTGTTCTAATCCATCTCTGAATGCATCATGAGTTCTAGTATAACTCATAGGAAGTGGTTCTTTATATATTACTTCATTAACTTGTCTTTGTTTTTCAAGAACATTAATTATTCCAATATAATCATCGGGACTTTGTAATTCACTTCCATTGAAATCTTGATTATTATCTTCAAATACACTTTGCTCTTCATTTTCAGAATATTCAAGTTTATTTATAGGATAATAATAAAATACACCAAATCTATTGCCAAATGTATCTACATTTACAAAATTATCATATCTTTGAAACAATTGATATTTAACTCCATCTTTAGTTGTTTTTCCTAATTTTATAACTTGTCTTTCTTTAACTCTATTGGCTATACGACCAGTAGGAATATTATCAAGAGTTTTAGCAGGTATAGATATTATACCTTGTTTATTTACTTGAAAATATCTAACTTTACCACCTGTTGTTCCATCTTCATTTTGTGTAGTATTATCTATATATTTTAATCCACTTGCATCTGGAACAATTTTATCTTCTGTCCAATGAGATTTAATATATCTTTCTTTATAGTTACTATTAAATATAAGTTGGCTACCAGCATCTAAATCTGCATCTAAATCTTTTTCATCAAATAATAAACGATTTACAAGATTTAATTTTCCATATAAATGAGTACTTAATCCAATACCTTTTTCATTATAACTACCTTCCATAAATGGTTCATTACCATAATAGAAAACAGTATTTGGAATTATTTTACTAAATGAACTAAATCCAAATCCAAATCCATTAGTAATATATTCATATTTAAGTAAATTTCTAGCAACAATTTTTTCAAGTATATTTTCACTATACCAAAGATCATTAAAAGATTGACTTACTTTATCTAGATTCTCATTATTAATATACTCAACTTTATAATGACGATTACGTTTTAATTCTTGTGCTTGTGTACTAACTTTTAAACTATTAATAATATGATTTTCATCATATTTAAGTTGATCATGTAAAAGTATAATTTGATTAGCAAGACTAAGTTGTTCAAAATCAGTAATACTTTCAGGATTTTTTAAATCTAAATTTAAATTTAATTCAGTATTAATACCAAGAAGAGTTCTTTTTTCTTCAATACTAATATCATTTAACCAAGGAAGATCTTTAAGTAAACTATTATTTAAATAACTAGTAATAGATTCAGCTAATTTTTTATCATATTTTTTATCAGTAACATAATCATTTAATTTACTTTTAATAAATCTATATAATTCACTTTGACCAATAAAATATTCTCCAAATGCTTTGACACTTAATTGATTAGAAAATATAAAAAATTGTTCAAGAGTAGGATAAACACTTGGTTTAGTTAAATTAAAAAATTTAGGAAATATTTGGTGCATAGCACTTGTATCATTTATTTCAAGTATACCTACCTTTTCAGTTCTATTTATATCAAATTCAAGAGAATGAGTAACATCAAATGTAGGTCCAGCACCTAGAGTATCAGTATTCAATACATGAGTACCATCAGTAATTGCATCTGAATATGCTTTATAATGTTTAAAAGTTTCAATAATTTGAAGTTGGTAACGAAGATGATTTTCAATTTCTTTAAGTCTATTAGTATCTGGATTTTCACTTGCAAGAATATCATTAATTTCTTGCATATTACCAAAATCATCTAACGTAACTGTATTTACATTGTTAAGTAATGTTTCATGATTTAATGTAATTCCTAAATTATTTTTATAACCTAAATAGTCATATTGTTGATTTCTAACTGCATCTTTACCGCCAATAAAAATTGACTGTTTATTATTAATCTTTTCATCCCAACCTTTATTATGTTCTGCATCACCTTTAATCATTACACGATATAAAAGTGTTTGAAATTTACGTTTAGTTTGTTCAATTTCACTACCACGTTTAACATTATTTAAATTAGCAAATAAAGTATTAACAAGATCATGTATAATAGGTTGATTAATAAATGCTGTACTTACTTTAAATGTAGAACCTAAACTAACAAGCATTTTCCAAATATTAACAGTATATTCATTAACATTTCTTGGAAGAGGAAATGCTACATTATCAAGAATATTTGCAGTAGTTTGTGCTGAATATGAACTTATGAGTTGTCCTTCAACATTTTTAAAAGTATTATTAGGATTATTATTAATAAATCTATGAGTTACTATTGCATATTCTTTAGTATTATTTGTAGTGCCTCTAGTTTCAAATCTAACATCTTTACCATAATTTTCAATAAGTTGTTTTTTCTGTTCAGGATTAACAATATATTCAATAATAGGTAGAGTAATGTTATTATTTATATTATTTTTTTCATCTTTGAGTCTTTCTGTAAGATGTATTCTTGCAACTTGAGCAATAGAATTAAATCTATCTGATGCTAAACTAATACCTTTCAAATCTCTACCTTGATGTGATTTATCTCTATAATGTTGCTGACCATCAAAAGTAAGGTTATTAACTCTTTGATCAATAACATTGAATTTTTCATCAATCTCTTTTTTAGATTCAGTAATAGATTTAAAGTTAGATGTAGCTATAGTTTCTGCATAATGATATTTATTAGTTAAAATACCATAATATATATTTAGAATTTGATTTTCTCTAGCTTTTCTAGTATTTTGTTCAAGTATTGGTAAAGAAGATATAATTTCTTTAACTCTAGCTTTCACATTTATATATTCAACTTTATCTTTAAAATATATATATGCTTCATCACTCATTATTTGAGCAAATACTTCAGCTTTTTCTAAATATAATGCTTTCTTCTCTTTACCTTTAGCTTTACTAATTCTTTTATTTATAGAATCAATTTTATCAAATTGCGGTTTATGTTTTTTATTAACTTCAGAAGTTTTATCAAGACTATCATAATATTCTTGTTTAGCTTCATCTAATGAAGTAACTATATCAATTAATTTATCATTATTTAATTTAAGAGCTAGTATATGAACTAATTGAGAATGATCTTCCATTATAGCTTGAGCTCTACTATCAAGATTATTATCTTCTGTATAGGGAATACGTTCTACAGTATATATAGAAGTAGGTTTATTATCAACTATTTCAGTAGTTACTTTAGTATGCAAATTATATATAAATGCATATACATGATCCATATCAAAATCAGATCCTGTTTGAGTTACAAAATCATCAGGAAGAACAATACTTGGACCATTATCATCAGGAAGAAAACCAACAACTTTAAATACATAAGCACTATATTTGGCTTCCATAGGAATACGATAACCAACCATAGTTCTAACTTCATCAGATAAAGTATTTATATCAACATATTCTCCATCTTTATAAAATTGTTTTGCCCATCTTGGAAGTAATACTTCAGCTTCTTGTACCATTCCTTCTTTTTCATCAAAAAGAATAGTAGAACGAAGTTTAATATCATTACGATTAATAACTTTACCAGCAGGATTAGTTTTAACACCTACGCTTTTGTGCCAGTTAATTCCATCAATAGATTCAAGATCTGACCATTTAACACCTTGTTTCTTATTCATGAATAAACTAGACATTTGAGCACCATGAAGTCCAGGAAACTTCTGGTTAGTTACACCATTAGTAAATAATGATGTAAGAATATGTTCACATTGAGCACTTTGAGTATTAAAGAAAATAGGAACTCTGGAATCACCAGTATCTCCAATTTGAACACTAAATAATAAGTTTTTACTTAAATTACGATCAATTCCTTCTTTTTCAAGAATATCTACAATTACATTATAATCTATATCACCTATAATATTTCCATCTTTATCAACTCTAACATCAAATGGTAATAAAGTTTTAATAGCACTTTGAAATACATTACTATTAATAAGTTCAAAGTAATGATTTTTTAATTCAACGCCATTTAAAGTTTTACCATTGACTATATAATCAACACCAGTATCAGGAATATTTTCTATTATTTTTTTAGCAAATTGTCTACTTAAAGTAATAGTTTCTTCAAAAATAGCATCAGGAACTTCTAATTGCATACGTAATCCTTCATAATTATAATTACGTTTAGCTTTAATAAGTTCTTTTTCTAAAGTATCATCGTCTACTATATTACCATCTTCATCAGCAATAGTTGCAATATATAATGAACCAATTTTTTCAGCACTTCCAAGATTTATTTGAGGAATATCTAATTTTATCATTATCTTATTAAGACTATCTAGTTGAAGATCTTTAATAAGAGCTGGTGTTAATATAATCTCTGCATTCTTAACTTGAGTGGGAATCATTTTTTGTAAATCATCATTACGATCTATACTATAATAAAAGTTCTTTTGCATAGATGCAAAACGCATAGTATCTTCTCTATTTAATTCTCCACCATTTCTAACTTTATTTAAAATAGTAGAATACTGTTCAGTTAATCCAAATCCATGAATACGTTTTTCAAATTCATCAAAGGTAACAAATGATACAGCATTAGCACTATCATTAGATAGATATGGAGAAACTAAATTGTATATTTCTTTTTCTTCAGGTCTAAATAATGTCTGTTCTTTATCATTAATAACTATTTTATTAGTTGATAATTCTTTATCAGTATAGATTTTTTCAAGTCTACTAATACGAACTTTATCTTTATTAATATTAAGAGCATAAAGTAAAGTATTAATTTTATGTCTATATATTTTAGATTTTAATTTAACATCAGAAATTGTTGCTCCAGAATAAAATCCTTTATGTACACTTGGAATACCATTTGCGATAATTTGTCTACCACGTTTATTTAAATCAATATTACTCTTGTAGTCAGCTACACTACCATAAAATAATCTAACTTGTTCTACATTAAAAAGATAAGTATTAAGAGCATATTCAGCAATAGCATTATTAAAATTTTTATCTTTTAATATAAATGTTTTATCTTCTCTACCTACATTCTCTTTTTTAACATATGCTGTTGTTAAAAAATCTTTATATACACTTAATTTTTCATCAGCAATATTAATTTGTTGTGAAATAAAACGTAATATAAATTGTTCTAATCTATTTTTAAAGGTAGAATTAGGATCACCTTCAATAAGTGGAGTATGAATAGCAGAATTTAAAGAATTAGATAACATTAAATATTTAATAAAATTAGTGTTATTAATAAAAATACTATTAAAAGTAATTTGTTTATTACCCATAGTAACAGTAAGATTATTAATATCAAAAATGTTGCCACTACTTGTTGTATCTAATCTATAAGTTCCGTCTGTATCTTTAGTGAAAGTTAAATATTTCTTAACACCATCTTTAAGTTTATAATGATAAAATAATTGTCCAGATTTAACATCATTTTGAAATTCTTTTTTAAGTACAAATCCAAAATTACCATCATCAATAGCTTTACCATCTTTAAGTTCAAATAATACTTGTTTTGCAGTATTCATTGCTATTAGTTCATCAATAGCATTTAAATATATTGCTTTAAAAATTGGAATTTCTCTTACTAATTCAAGTGATTTATTAATATCAGTTTCTTTTTTAGCAAGTAGTAATTTAGTATAGTCTACAAAATTTAATTCAATGATAGGTGCTTCAAATAATCTAGTATTTTTTCCATCTGAAGGATTTATCATTGGAAAAATAGCTGTAAGTTTTTCATTAACTTCTTTTTTAGTAGTAATTTTACCACCACCAAAATAATAAATTAAATTTCTTAATGTCCAATCATATTTAGTAAGTTTATGATATTCAGTAGCAATTCCCTCAGTAAGATCTTTGGTACCACTATATCTAAAACTCTTAAAATTACTAAGATTAGTAGTATTTATAGTAGTTGCTTTTCTTATTCCGTCTACTATTTTATAATCAAATATACCTCTACCTTTCTTAACAATTTCATTATCTATATATTCATCCCCCCATAAAAGAAGAGAGTGTTGATTAGATAGAATTGTTGTATAATTAATTAGAGCATTATAAACACTATCATCACCACCTTCAAGTTTCTTAAAGAAATTACTTAAAGAATCTGGTTTATTAGCATCAAACACTAAATTACCAGTAACATTTATATTGCTAAAACTGAAATGATCTTCTCTAAAATATTTAACTTTCTTAGCTAAACGAAGAAGATTACCAAATTCATTAAATATTGTTTTAGGTGTGGCTTGTAATCTATCAATATAAGGTGTTTCATATAGTTTATATTTTACTCCAGGAATACCTTTAATATTACGAAGTGGAGTAATTATTCCATTAATAAATTCATTTCTATTGTTTAAATATTCATAATTAATACTATCTAAAGTAATATCAATTCCAACTAAATAATATAATTGAACTATATTAGCACCAATTTCAGGATCTAATTTAGTAAAATTAGAACTAAGTGTTGCAGTTTCTTTATATAATTTATCATAATTTTCAATCCAATCTTTATCATAAAAATTATTTTCACCTCTACTAATAATTAAATTAGCCCATTTATCAGCGATATGATATTCAACTGCATTTCTATTAACATTAGTTAAGGTAAGTTCTGTAGTTTCATAATCTCCAGTATAGTCAGTTCTAATTAAATCTCTATATGAATCAATAATAGCTTTATCAAAAGATACAAACCAAGCATTAAGTAAATCTGGATTATTACTAAGTTCTTTATGAATACTATATAAACTTTTAGCAAATACACTTTCTTTATTAGTAGCATAATTAAATAATGCGGTAAGCATATCTTCTTTAGTAAGACAACCACGCATTAAATCCATTATCTTATTTCCTCTTTCAGCATAAACAAGAGTATTAGCAAAACCAGTAGGAGTATTAGTATTAGTTCTCCATATAATTTTACCATCTATTATTTGAATACTATTAGGATCTAATTCATATGTTTTATTAATAAGATTTTTAATTTGATCATTTACTGTAATTAAAGGGTTAACAATAACTACATCACTACTATCCCAAGATTTATCAAGTAATTCAACATCTTCTATATACTCTTCTTTTTCATTTATTTTATAACCATATTGATTACTTAAATGAATTCTAAAATATTTCCAAAATCTATCATTACTACTAAGTTCTTCAAGAACTTTAGTAATAAGAACTTTTTGATCATAAGTGAGAGTGCCTTCATTTTTACGAAGAGTAGCTTGTTTAGCTAGTTCTCTAACTAAATCACTTCTAATTGCATTAGGATCAATATCTTTACCTTTAACTCCTTTATAAGAAGCACTTACTTTTTCAATAAATAAGTTACTAAGAACATTAAGAACATTAACTTCTTGGTCTAATTCAAATGGAGAACCAGTAAGTTCTTTATTAACAGTAGAAGAATAAGAAATTGATTTAACATCTTTTTCAGAAATTATTGTATGAATTTGTTCAGGTTTGAATACTATATATTCTTTTATTTTTATATTAAGATCTGTTGTGTTTAAAATTATACTGTCATATCCTTCTCTTTTAGCTCTTTCTATTACTTGTGGTTTAGTTTCTTTAATATTAATACTTGGAGTGAAATCTTCTATTAATGGATTAATGATATTTAATACTACTTCAGTAATAAAAGGAGTTCCTGCTCTATATTCAGACATTTTTTTAGCATGTTCTATAGAATCTGAAAAGAAAAATCCTTTTGATATATATTGTTTATTTTCTGTAAAAGTTTTTATTTCTCCTTCTGGACTACCATGATAAAGAATATCTTTTATTTTGCTATCTGGAAAAATATTATTTAATTCATTTTTAGTCTCACTAGTAAAACTAACTATAGGTTTTTCAACAGGTTCATCTTCTGCAAATTTATCAAGAATATCATCATATTCATCACGATTAGAAACTTCACCTAATGTTGTTTTATCTATAGTACTTTTAATATCTCCACCAGTAATAAATTGTTCAAATATATAATTTAATTCATCAAGTTTAGTACTAATGCCAAAAGTTTGTGCAAGTTCTCTTATTATCTGTTTTAATTTAGCCCAAAAACTAGTAGTAACTTTACCTTCAGTAGTTTTAACTGTATCAAGAAATTTAGCAAAATCAGTATCAGTAAGACCATATGTAAGAAGTTCTTCAACATCTTTCATATTTAAAATGCTGATTAATTTATTTTCTATTTCAGTTCTATCTTTTTTCTCATTTAATAATTTATATTCAGGAGTAGTAAATAAATCAGATTTAAATTTGTTAAGTTGTTCAATTAATTTAGTTTGTTCTTCTTTACTTCTAGTTCCAACTAAAGCATGTATAGTATCATGTACTAAAGCAAGAGTTGCATCAACTTTATTTTTCTTATATAACTCAACCCAGGTTTTAGTTACTGTTATAGATTTATTAGAAGGTGTGTAATACACCATAGATTTTCTACCAGTTTCTTTATCAGTTTTAGTAACATCTAATGCACCATTAAATGTAATTTTACCACTTTTAATAAAAGTATCAAGAATTTTAAATATAAAGTCATATCTTTTATCAAATTCATATTCACTACTAAATTTAGCAAAACTTGGAGTTTTAGTAACATTGGTCTTTAAATGACTTGTATCTATATTTACAATTAAAGGTACACCACCAACACCATCATATTGAGATAAAGTGAAATTACTAATCTTCTTACCATTTTTATCAACTAATTGTCCAACATCTGTAAGAATAGTATTACTACTAATTAAATATTCTTCATATGAATTGTGTTTATTACCAAGAATATCAGTAAATATATTTCCATCAAAATAATCATAATTAATATTTCTTTCAAGAGAACCTAATTCATCTCTAAATTCTCTCTCATTTATTGGTTTAGTTATTTTAGTATTACCTTCAATACGTTCGTATCTAAATTTATTATTATAAAAATCATAAACAAAATAAGTTCCATTACTATTAAATCTAATATCTCTATTAGTAACCATTAGAACATTAAAATGTTCTTGTTCATGTTGAATATTGATAATCTTTTTAAGTTCTGTAATTATATTACTTGCAGTAAGATTATGTCCCTCAACAACAACTTGATCATTAATTCTAAATGCTTCACGAGCAAGTGCTTGTGTTTTACCAAGTTCAATAATTAAATCTCCAATTTTTTCATGTAATTGTTTAACATTATCATCTTTAATTAAATTACTATCAATGCTATTTAATTTTATTGGAACAGGAGTAACTTTACCACTTCTACCTACAACCCCAACAAGAAAAGAAGATGCAAATGTTGGAATAGTTCCTTGTTTAGTTATAGTTTCATTCTTATCTCTAGTATTTTCAATTACAGTTTTATTAGAATTATTTTGTATTTTAAATAATTTAACTTTACTAGGATTATCAATTACAGAAAGATTTCTATATTTAACATTTCCTTTCTCATCTTTACTTTTAACTAAAGTTCCATCAGTAATATATGTAATTTTACTTTCAACAATTTTATCAATATCTATTCCAATAATTTCTCTAAGTTTAGTATTCTGAATATGATCTCTAGTAAGTTTATCTTTCCAACGAACTATATTTGCAATAATTTCATTTCTTCTTAATTCAATAGGAGTAACACCATCTGTATTCTGTCCATAAAACATAACACGAGCAATATGAGTAAAAGCTTTCATACCTTGCTCACTTCTAATATCAATATCTCTACCTACTAAATCATAAAGAAGTTCACGAATATCAGCATCTATAAGTTCCAAATATATTCTAGAAATAGTAGTCTTGCTTTCATTCATTTTTTTAGCATTAAAAAATGTTTGAATAAGTGGGAGCAATCTACCAATATATTCTATTTTATTATTACTAGTACTTATATCATTAATTATAACGTCTGTCCAGTCTTTACCATTAAAACGATACTTAACTCCGGCATGCATACCACTTAAAGTACTGACTGCAGCAATAGGAGTACGTTTATTTCCACTTATTGCTTCAATTATAATAGGTATAGTTTCTTGGTTATTCTTATTTTGGTTGAACCCCTGATCTCCGGACAATTCAGTATTGACATGGGCAACTACCTGTGAATTTTCAGCCAAAGAGTTCAAAAGAGCATTAACACGTTCAATATCTTTATCATCTACAACCTGATCACCATTATCATTACGAGTAGTTTCTAAATTATAAAGAAATGCTCCTAATACTTCTTCACCACCAGTAGGAGTTACATTATTTATATTACTAATTTGAGCTTCTTTAAATTCATCTTTAAGTCCATAAGATTCAATAATCTTATTAACATCAGTCTTTTTTAAATTATCATCAGTATTATAAATACGTTTCTGACCTTCTTCACCTATTTTACTACTTCTAATAATACTATACGCCTGTTTAAGATATTCAAAATCTTCTTTTAATCTTTGAACACCAACTAGTTTACCATATTTAGCAGCAATAAGTTCAAATTTAAAGAATGTACCATGTTCTGCAGATTCAACAAATAAAGGAGTACCATCATTTATAATTCTAGTTATCCATCTATTTGCCCTTGCAACTATATTTTTTGTTATGGGGTTTTGGGAAGTAAAATCAACAACAGATAGAGTTAAATCAGTAATATTAGTAGATTTATCTGTAAGTTTAGAGATTTCTGCATCATATTTAGTATTAATTTTAGCTTTTAAATATTTTTCAGAAATTTCTATTGCTTTATTTAGAGCAGTTTCACGATTTTTTTCTAGTTGTTGTAAATTTTTATCATAAATAGCACCTTTATTAGCTCCAGATTTTACAAAATATTCATCAAATTCAGTTTTTGCTTTTGTATAATCATCTATTAAATCTTTTGACATACCACTTTTTAAAGCACTTTCTATATTAAATAATGTGGTTTTTAATTCTTCTTGTCTACGTTTTTCAATATCAACTATTAAACTAGAAAAATTATTAGATGATTCTTGTTTATACGCTTGTTCTTTAATTTCTTTTTCTATTTCATCTAATTCTTTGCCATTCAATGCAGATTTAAATTCTTCAGCATTATTAATATGTTCTTGTGATTTATTACTTCCAGTAGGAGTAGTTGTTTCAGTATTAGTTATATATCCAGCAATAACAAGAAATTCATTTATAAATTCTTCTATTACATTTCCTTTAGTAAGAGCATTAAACATATTATTTAAAGCATCTCTTAACTGATTTCTAGTTGCCTGACCATACATATCAAATAAACTAGGATCAGATAACATAGCAAAGAAATCACCAATACTATTAAGTGTATTAGGATCTGTAGGTTTTGCTATTTCTTTAAGAATAGTATTTGCAAAATGTGTACTACGTTTTCCAGTGAATTGACTTTTAACACCTACAACACCTAACTTAAGAAAAGCATCAGATAATTTATTAACAAGTGCTGTATTTTTGACTTCTACATTACTACTACTTTGTTCATCAGCAATCATTAATGTTTTTTGATTTACTAATATACTTCTTCTTTTTTCAAGAACATCAATATATGCTTCTAATCTATCTTTATTTAATTTCTTAGTAGGTTTAGCTTCAGTAACAAAAGGATCTAAATTATCTTTTTTAAGTTGTTCTAAAGTATCATCAATAACTTTAATTTTAGCATCCATTGTAGAACTAGTATCTACTTTAGGATCTACTTTAGTATTCTCACCTATTTTAACTCTAAATGTCTCAAATTGTTTACTATATTCTTTATCAGTTTCAACTTTAAGTTTATTCTCAATAGTAGGAATACTCTTGTTAGTATTCATTACTTCTTCATATAAACTATTATCAACATGAAGAAATAATTCATAAACTTTAGCTTCTGCTTCAGCTTTTATAATATCATTAATAGAATCAAAGTCACCTACTGCTTTATTATCTCCTAACTCTTTATCATGAAGTTTAAATTCATCTTTATATTGCTTAACTTTCTCTTTAGCAATATTCTTAGCAATTGGATCACCCCACTCTTCTACTTCAGTGTCAAGATATTTAATAACTTCAGCATTAATAAGATTATCTAAAGTTCCCTCAAAATCTTTATCTTTATTTTGTTCTTTAAGAGCATCTAAAGCTGGATTATTAGTTCGTAAATTAGTTGCTCTTTGTTTAGCATTATTACGCAATTTAGTTGTTTGTTCAACTTCAAATTTCTTATTTATTGCTTCATTAATAATGAGATTTCTTAAATGTGGTTTACTACTTGTTGCAGTAAATATTTTGTTATATGTTGCTTTAAAAGTATGTTCGGCATCAAGAATATTCTTTTTAAGACTGACTAAATCTTTACTAAAATTAACTTCATCTGTCAATCCAAGTTCAATCATTTTCTTTTTAAATCCTTCATGTTCAACCATCTCAAGTAATGAATTAATATTACCTGAAAGTGAAGCATTAAATCCAAGATCATATCCTAATACTGTTTTGACTCTATCAATCATATCCTTTTGAGACTGTTCAATAGTTTCTTTATCACCAACAAAAGGAGTATTAGTATTTATATTAATTCCTTTTTGAATGTCACTAATATTATTAGCACGATTAGCAAGTTTAATATATCTATTTTGAATTTCACCAATCTTCATTTCAGTACTATGAGGATCTTTGAAATCATTAATAGTTTCTTTTATAGAACCAATAGTACGTGCACCACCACTGAATGCTACACCACCAGCAAATCCCCAAAATGCTTGTTCCCAACTACTAGGATCTTGAAGATATTCATGTATTCTATCTACAAAATCTTTATCTTTTTCACTACCTAATAGATGTTTACCATACCAATTAGCATCAGATTGAGAAATAGCATTTACAAGTTCTTCTACTCCTTCTGTCATTTGCTCACCAACTAACACAGTTCCCCCCTTAAAAAAAGAAGATGCGTTGAAACGTGGTTTAGTAATAACGCCAGGTTCTAATATATTAGCTTGTGCAGCTTTTACTTTAGCACTTTCTAGCCAACCTGCAGTTCTAGTTTTAACTTTAAATCCTTTAAATATTGGAGCAAGTTGCATTGCATCAAATATAACATTGACTGCATTCATACCATAATCTTTCCATGCTCCTTTACTAGCTATAAAATTAGCAAGTTCAAGTTTATCTGGAGTTCTACCTTCTGCAAGAAACTCTTGTCCAACTTCAGAATTTAGAACTTTTTGATATTCTTCATCATCTTGAAATAATTTAAATGCTTCTTCTTTAAGCGTATTAAATACTCCACTAGCTTCTCTCATATTTTCTGCATTACGCATAGCAATAGCAGAATGAGTAAGACCTTGCCAATATTTTTCAGTAGCAAATATATCAGATGCAGCAATAAATGCTTTAGAAACACCTGTCATTTTATTAAGTCTACTAAGTGCAGCAATTTTTTGAAGTCCTTTACTAAAATAACCAGCAGCTTTAGCTTCACCAAGTGCAGGAATTAACATTCCTAAAGTACTAAATACACTAACAGCATTGCTAGTCCACCATCCAAAATCTTTCCAATCAAATGATTTACCAGGATTATATCTAAATATAGGAGTTTTATTTCCTAATTCTTCGGTAATATTATCTGCAAATTTAGTCATAAAATTACTAAAATCTGCATCTCTTCCTGCTATTTCATCTGCAATAGCATCAGGTAATTCCAATAACCCACCAACACCACCAATAACTCCTTGAGCAAGTATTTCTCCTATTACACCTTGACTAAACATATTACCTACTTTACTCCAAGCAGATTGATTCTGAGCAGCCTGACGTTCTAAATTAACATTAGGATATATTTCATCTATAAAACGTTTATATTTATCACTATTTGGCTGGTATAAACTTAAATCAGAACTAATATTATTCATATTAGTATCAATCTTAAATTTACTATTAATTGGTGCTATTTTTTCAACACTTTTTGGAGTAACAGTAAGAGAAGGATTAATCTTTAACCCTTTATTAATAGGAGTAAGTTCGTTAGTCATTAATTATTTATTAGAAAAATAAGAATCTTTAAAATAATTTTCAACACTTTCTAATGAATCAAATATACTAGGAACTCCTTGTGGAATACCAGCAACATCTGTCTGATATAATAACAATCCACCTTTAGGATTACTAGTTAATTTAAAATTATATCTATTTCCATCTGCCCAAGGAACGTTAGTAAAATATTGTTCTCCTATATCATTAAAAGAAACATTTGGATTAAATTCTCTAGCTCTAGCTAATGTATTTTCAATTTCTTCAAAATAATGACGATACATATTATTTGCTACAGTCTGTTGTACCCAATCATTAGCCTCTCCAGTAGCGACATTACTATTAGCAACATTTGCTAAAAAATTCATAAATTCAAATCTAATTCCAACATTAGGTTCAATAATATATGTATCTTGCTCTAATGGAGTAACTTCTTTATTTTTAGGTGTAATACGTAAAAAGAAATTTGTTCCATTATGTTGTCCTTTAGGAACTTCTAAATTAAAATTATATAATGCTGGATTTCCATCTTGTAAATCTTGAGATATTACTTGTCCTAAATTTTCTCTACCATCTTTATACTTTGTTGCTTGATTTTTAATACTAAATTCACTAGCATTAGTTTGTGCGAAATTATTTAAACTTTCAATAAGTTTAGAAGGTTTTCCATCACTGTCAGTTAAAATAGCAGTTTCATATGAAACCTTTACACCTTTTTCTTGTATTGCTTTAGTAAGAGCATAATTGAAAGATTTTCTTGTTCTAGCCATATCAGAATCAGTATATACACTTAAATCTTTATCTGATTTATATTGACGTACAAGAAACCCAACATCTTGTGTTTCTTTTTCATTAGGTTCAAAAAGATATTTTGGTAAAGTAGAATTAACATCTTCAGTTTGTCCACTAATATACTTAATAATATAATCTTTATTTTTTATAATTAAATCTCTATCGATTTTATTTCTAGCATTTTTAGTAAATTCTTTAAATAATTCGTCTGCATATACACCACCTTCTACAGATTTTAAATAAGAACTTCTTAATATTCTTTCCTGATTTCTAATATTTTTTATTTCATAGTCCAATTGATTATATCTAGTATAATCTTCATTTTTTCTAGTAATTGGATCAACATTTATTGAAGATCGTTCTTCAATTAATTTTCCCAATAGATCTTGTGTTTCAGTAGCATTATAGTCATTTAATTTGACATTTGTTGTAAGTCCAGGATTAACATAATAAAAATCTTGATCATCTCTCAATTTATCAGCTCTTGCCATGTTATAGAAAAACATTTCATCTTTAATTACTTTATGATCTATTTCATTATATCCAAATTGTCTACCAAAATTAACTATTTTATCAGTATCTAAATCAGTAAGTACTTTTTTATACATTTGTTGTACTGCTTCTCTATCACTTAATCCTTGTTCACGTAAATTACCATATAATCCAGTTTCCTTTAAATTAGGTGACATAGCTTTAACAACCATACTAGTAATAATACCATTTATTCCAGGAAGATGAACTTTATTGCTCCAAGTATTCCATTTATCATCAACATCAATACCTAATGCTCTAAAATCAGAAGGAGTTAAATCTTTTTGTATAAAGTCACCATACTCATCTTGTAAATAATTACCTTTTTCATCACGTTCAGTTACAGCATTGAATATTTCACTGTCATTAATATAATCATAATATTGTTTAACTTCTGGGGTACTATTAATCCATGCTTTAACAGCTTCTCCTAATTTATTAGGATCTTTACCTTTATTTGTATATAAATCTACATACCCTCTAAGATTACCATTAGATTTGTATATTTCCATTATATCAGTGCCAGGCATTGCCAAAGTATCAGCATGTTGATTAAGTAATGTAACAATTTCTAATACTTTCTTTTCAGTATCTACTTTAGGTGGTGGTACAGGTGCTGCCCATCTATTTATTGCTTGACCATTTTCATCAAGTTCAATAGCTTTAGTATTATATCTTTTAGTATTAGTATAAAAAGCATCTAAAGCTTTTTTATCAATCTTACCTTCTTCAAATTGTTTTTGAACATCTTGTTTAGTCGCTTGTTCTTTAGCATAATCTTCCATTGAAGCATTTAATGCTTTATCATTAGTTAATCTATCTTTAGCATTATATAAAATATTACTAGCATAATGCCATTTACCATTAACTTCATTAAGCATATTTTCAACATCAGTAGTTGCTTTAGCTAAATGTCCAATATTCCTATCTTCAACTTTAACATTAGCCATAGCTTGTCGCAATAAACTAGATTGTTCTCTATTTCTATAATATTTAGATTCAAGTAACTCACCAGTTCTTTCATAAGTTGAAATAGGAAGAGGCTTATAAGTAGATTGAAATTGAGCAAATTTCATAGTAATATATTTAATAAATTAACGAGCAAATGAATATCTTCTTTTTCTTCTTACAATTTTACCACCACGTTTATATTCTTCTTTTAATCCAAAAGCATCAGTTCCAATACTATCTTTCCATCTAGCTTTTAAACTGTTCATCATATCTTTATCACGAAGAATAGTATTAAATTCACTTATAGCACCTTGAACATTTCCTAATTTAGCACTTTCAAGATCACCCATCTGTTCATTAGCACTAATTTTAGCATTAAGTTTCATTAATGATGTTTGATTAAGAGTATCATTATTAGCTGCATTATTCTGCATAATACCAATAGTATTTTGATTTCTTAATCCAGTTCTAATATTATTACGATTAGCATATACAGAACCTAATTGATTAACTCTATTTCTATTTGCACTATTTTTTAATGCACTAGCAATAGCAGGATCAACACCTTGTAATCCAGATATAGAAGAAGTGTATCCTTGATTAATACTACTTACCTGATCATTTACATCTACATTTTCATTTAGTAAATAATTCTTATTTAATGTAGGAGTATATGCAAGTGCATCATTAAGACTATTCTGTATTAAATTTCCTTGACGTTTAGTAGCACGATTACTCATTAAAAGATTACCTACTGTACCTGCTGCACCCATAATAGTATTCATATCTAACTCTTTTTCTTTAAGTTTACTAAAATCAAATTTAGTTTTACCTTTTTTAGCAAGAGCATGAACTTGTTTAGCAGATGAAGCATAAGGATTAGTCATTACTTCTCCTAGTTTACTAGTAGAATATTGTACTTGACCTAGTTTAGAAGTACTATATAATGGAGTACCAATAGTAAGAGGTTTCTTTTTAGGATGTAGTTCATTATATAGATTTATGCCATCAGGAACTCTTTTTCCTTTTCCAGCAACTTTATTATTCATAATAATTAAATTAGCTTGTTGATCTTCAATACTATTCTTATTATTCTTATTCTTTAATTTCTCAAGTGCTAAATATCTTTGAGCAAATCCAAGACGTTTACTAAGAACAAATGGAGTTAATGGCATATTTTTATCATTAACTAGAACTTCACCAGGTTCACCAATAGCTAATGTCTTACCATTCTTTTTTAAAGGGATATTTTGTCCAGATTCATGTGTACCTGTAAATCCACCAGATTTGTTAGTAAGAATTTTATCTCCTTGTCCTAAATTAATACCTTTACCAGCTATTTTGCCACCAAATTGTTTCATACCAGTAAGTTTATAATATTCTTTATTTGCTTTAAACTTCTGATTAGAATTAGATACTTCCATAGGAACAATTTCCCATATTTTTCCTTCTTCATTTGCTGTTCCTATTTTAAGAGGTTCGCCTTTTTTATTTACAGGTCTTGGTATATATTTATAACGATTAGAATTTGCATCCATATATGCTCTTCTCATTTCTGTAGTTATTGGAGTAGTAGTATCTTTAATATATCCTGAAGCTATCATATCAGCATTAACTTCTAATATTGCACGAGGACGTACAATATTATTTTTAACAATCATTTTAGTTGATTGTTTAGTCAATCTAGTAGGATTTTCTAATTGTCCACCTTCTGGTCTATGTTTAGCCATTTTTCTAAATGTTTTAGCTAGATTATATCTTTTAGAACCTGGAGGACAAGAAGAACTTCCAAATTTACTTCCAGTACAAACACCTTCTGTTCCTCTGCGTTTTATACTAGCAGTAGCCTTTTGTATCCAACCACCTTTCTTCATAAATAAACTATTTTGATTTGAAAGATCAAGACCAGCTAAATAATTAGTATCATTAGCTCTAGTTTGTTTCTTTTGCATTTGTAATGCTCTAACACGTTCTTCTTCTTTAGCTTGAGCAATAAGAGCATCTTGCTCTTTCTGTGCTTTTATTTTTTTATTTTCTGCTTTATTTCCAGTTAAAGCACCAATTATTAATCCAGCACCACCTGCAATTTTACCAGCAACTGGTCCAAACATAGAACCAATACTAGAACCCATTTGATATCCAGTACTAGCACCAGTTAATGCACCACCCCAGTCTTTGCGAGGAAATTTACTATAATAACCAGCAGTATATCTCATATCATAAAATATTTTTGGCTTCAATACCAATATTAGAAATACGAATCTTTTTATTACTAGAACTATTAGTATATATTAATCTCATTACTATAAATTTAGTAATAAATTTTGACTTTTCATAATAAAGTTTAGATAAATTTAATGCAGAACTTAATAAATTATAATTAGCATCTAGAAAAACACTATTTGGAGTACTTAAATAATCTTTAATATCGTCAAATACCCATTCGCCATCTTTAAACATTGCATTACCAGTATCTTCCATGACATATGTACCGCCATTATAACTATAACTTCTTTTAGCAATAGTTATTTCTTCAGTACATAAATTTTTAGAATATATAAGTAATTTACTAATAGTTTCATTCCAATAATTAATTTCTCCAGATTCTATATTACTAACCCATTTAACATGTCTAAGAAGGAATCTTTCAGCTGTATTACTATTAAAAATAAAATCTGTACTACTTGGAAAATATACACCTTCATATAGTCCATAATTACTAGATAACATTTTATATATAATACCATTATTAAAACAATATAGACCATTACTATTCCATGTATATTTATCAGGAATATAATCATGAAAAGCAATCCAATTCATTTTTTCAAATTGGAAACTTAAAGTAAAATCATTAATTGTTAATATTCCACCCGTAATTGCACCAGTAGTTGAAGCAGTTGTAGTGTATGTAAAAGTTTTATCTCCAGTTACAGTAATAGAAAATACGCCATTACATACTGTAACATCCCAATTTAACATTCTTATAAAATTACCACTACTAAGTCCATGATTACTAACAGTAGTAACAGTTACTGTAATACCACCAGTTCCACTTCTAATAGCTGATGTTACTGCAATAGGAGAATTTCTTAAAGTAATAAGTAATCTTTTATAAATATCATCATATCCTAAAGCAACTCCACTTCCAATGCCTTCTTTAGTAGCACTAAAGGACATAACACTCTTAATTCTATTTCTAAACCAATCTTCAATACCAAGTTTAGTAATTTCATTAGCTTTATCAGATATAACATAAATACTACCTTTATCTAGATCAACTGTTACTAAACCATATGGAGTAAGAATAGTACCTTCCTTATTCCAAGGTCTAATATAAGCACCATCTGCATCTAGTAATTCTTCTAATGGTCTATCAAATATTTCTGAACTTTTAAGTGCAACATCTATATTTCCAGTAACAAGTTTATCAACAATAATACCTCTAAAAATACTATATTGTGTTTGAATATAAACTATATTTTCATTACCAATAGCTTTATATATTGCACCTTTATTATTAACCATATCAAAATAATCAAGTATTTTGAATTTTTTCCAATATACAGAACTAGCTTCAAGAGGTTGAGGCATAGAACTTTGAATTCTATTTGGATAACTAACTATTAAACTAGTAAGTTCATTATCTATACTATCTTGTCTAAAAGTATTTAATAAATGATAATCATTATTATAAAAATAATAGTTAGCAACACCAGCTGCAATCATAGCAGTAACATATGCTTGTATTGGAATTATATCATCATTAAACTCAGTAATATCTGTTAAAGGATAAAACTTTTCATAATCATTATATCCTTCATATCTCATACCACTATTGAGAACACTTTCAACTGGAAAATACCATATTTTAGGAACAGTATCAGCATTTGGAAAAGTAAGTACAGAATTATGTCCAATAAATGTATCACCCCCATATAAAGAAAATGCACTAGTGTTCACTAATGGTTTAACAATTCCAGTACTTACAAGTTCTTGATTAGTAAAATCTAAATATAAATTACTTTTAATACTTATAAGATTAACTAATCTTAAATTAAAACTACCACTAGTAGTTTCAAAATAATAACAATTTTCTCTATTTGTATTTACAGGTACACTAGCACTATTATATGGTGGAAGATATTTTATTTTAGTTATAGCACTGTATGCAGCAGTTTGACCAGTATAATTAGTAATTTCATTTATATATGCACCAATACTATAATCAGCAGTTTCTAATTTTAATTCAGCTTTAACATGAGTAGGTTCAATATTAAGAAGATTACACATACTATCAAAACCATAAAATCTATATCCTACTCCATCTGCAATTGCAATACTTTGATCTAACATTAGTTGATTAATCAAAGTACGTTTAGCATAGAATATTTCCCAACCATCAATAACAGCTTCAAGAGATGCAGCAGTAGCTGCATGACTAGCTTGTACAGTAGTCCAATCTAAAGCTATGCGAAGTCCTAATGTTTCTTGTCCTTGTGTTGCTTCATAAACACCCATAGTTGTAGCATCTGTATAACCAGGAGTTCCAGCAGGAGCATGAGTACTTAATTGATTTATTTCAATTTGAAATGTAATATAATCACCAACATTAAGTTCAATATCTTCAGAATGTGTAAATGTTAATGTTTCATCTAATAAAACAGTAGTTTTAGTTTCAGGTCCATGAAGAATACTAGATGTATAACCAGTAAGTGTTTTAGTATATTTTACAATAGTTAAGGTTGCAGTTGCTCCAGCAGCAACAGTATCAATCAATCTAATACCTAAACTAAAATCAAGGTCTAATACTTGAGTATATGTAGCAGTATATGTATTTACATATGTAGTAGGAGATGCAGCCTGAACATATGTACCCATTGTCGGTGTAGCATTAAGAGGAAGAATAACAAATAATTGATCTGTAATTCCTATTTCATATTCATTTATACCACTAAATCCTAATGTTTGTACAAGACTTCCTTTTTTAGTAGTATTTAAAATATGTGTTTTCCATGTATTTATTTGTCCAGCACTAGGAAATCTATGATGTCTAACATTTTTTCCAGATAATGCAGTACCATATTCAGCAGAATATGTTTCATCTGTATTCTGCCAAAATCCCATTGGACCATAATAATCACTAGTTTTAGTAGCACTACTTGTTAATTTATAATTAAGTATAGATACACCATCAATAGTAGTAACATCAGTAAGTTCAGTACCTGTAGCTACTCTACCAGGAATATGATATATACCATAATATCCGCCAGTTTTTAATTTAAGTCCTATATATAATGCATATACCTCATCACTTCTAAATCCTCGTTTATCAAATATAAATATGCTGTCTTTATAACTATTTTTAGTTTGATTTAATGATACAGATGTATCATCAACCCAATTAACAGTAATTGCTGGAATTACTTCATCATATATAGTAGCAAGTGATAATTTTTCTGGTTTAGTAAGTCCAAATAATCTTAATCTTTTATTAGATTGAGTGATACTTGTAACAGTTTTAAAAGCAGGACTAGATGTAATAACTTCTGCAAGATTAAAAGGAATTAATTTATTTAAATCATCAATAAATACTGCAACAGAAGTTGATGATCTCTTTATTCTTTTTGTAATATAACATTGTGTTCCAGATTCAGTTTTCTGAATAACTACTAATTTGAAATAAGAATAACTAGTATCTGGAGTAACAACATTAACAATAAATCCTTTATTAGTAATTATAAGACTACCATTACCTTTAAATTGTTTATATGCTGTTAATGCATCATCATCAGTTATGAATATAGGATTAGATATTCCACCAAAATTAGTATCTACATCTGGTTCTAATTCATATGTAACACTAACAAAATATGCAGCAGCAGGAAGTCTACCACCAGTAACTATAGATGTACTGGAAAGACTAAATGTATTATGATCAAATTCAGAAAAAAGATAATAATTTTTTAATTGTACTTCAGCAGTTATTGTAATTGGAGTAGCAATTGCTTCAGTAACATTCATTATCATTGGTTTCAAAACACCAAATGTCCAAGCAATTATTAAATCTCCTTCTGAATTATAACAATGTACTCCCTCAACATATATTCCACTAGCAGCAAGATTTATATATGTAGTAGTACTAGTTAAAAAAGTACTAACTGCTCCAGTGGAATCTATTGATCTAAAATAAACATCTGTACCATTTAAAATAAATATAATTATAGTATTAGGCGTAGTAATTCTACCAATAATAGAACCGGTAATAGTTGCAAATGTAGTTTCACCAGGTTCATTTTCAACTTCATCAAAACCTCTACTTAATAACACATTTCTAGCATGTGCCCAAGTGTAAGGAGCAGAATCAGCAAATTTACCGTCTAATCTTAAACCTTTAAGTTGCATATTTTATTCAATAATAGGAAATAATAAACTCATTTGTTCAACATTAACTTGAGCAGGAATTAAAGATTTTGGAAGTTTACTTATATTAACTTTGCAAGGTTGATTAAGAAATTCTTTAAATTCTTTTTCAATTTTATCATATTTATCAACTTCTTCTTTAAATTCAAGTTTAAGTTTAGAAATCTCAATATTATATGCTTTTATATCTCTAATAATAAGTTGATCATTTATTAATTGAAGTGAACCATCTTCTTTTTGAATAGTATATTTAAGATCTATTTCTTTATGCCTTTCAAGATATTCTTTGTACTTATCTGATATTTCTTTTCTACCTTTATCAATTATTTTAAGTTCATTATCAACTTCACTACTGATTCTAGCCATTGTCATGGTAAAATTAATATCTGCAACATTTACTAAATTTGCACATTTTTTAATACCTTCTCTAATTTTATAGAGATCATTATTTGTTATATTCATACTATTAAATTTAGTTTATAGATATAATAATTAATTATTTTTCATTATTAATAATATCATTAATTGCATTAATTTGATTATCAAGTTCTTTAAGTCTTTCTAATAATCTAGTTTTTTCAGTTGTAAGACTAACTAAAGTATATATACCAATACTTCTAGGAATTTGTACATCTGTTTCATTTATATCTTTAACAGTATCAATTGTAAACAATTGAAATTGTTTATCTTCAGTTTTTATTTCAAAAACTGGTACATTTGTTTGTTTTACTATATATTCCATAATAAAAAATAATTAAGTTATTTGTGTTTCATTTTCTGTTTCACCAGTACTAGCACTACCAGATGTTCCATTTACTTGTTTTACTAATTCTTTATTTCTTTTAACAGCAAGATACCACTTTATAGTAGTGAAACAAGCTATTATACCCATTACAAAAATAATCACTTTTTCCATTTTTTTTAGTATTATATTATTAAGCGTGTTCTAGAACAGTTACAAGAAATCTATAACCGTATGTATAATCTAATGCACCTGCATCAAAAGTACGGATAGTCTCTGTTAAATCAAATACTAACCAAAATCCTGAAGTATAAGCTCCATAAGGTGGTACATCAGGAGACATAGCATGATCTGTATTGTCATATATATTTCCTTCTGATACTACATTATCTAACCAATCCAAAACCTGAACATGTATACATATACCATCAATACCAGTAGAACTGTCTTTTAAATCACCAAAGGTTATTGTACCTGCAGCTACATTAAAGGATATACCAGAAAATATAACATTACCAACTGTTTTAGGATCAGTTGAACCATCCCAAAGAGTACCATCAAGATATAATGTACTTTGTTGTTTAACTTTAATATCAATATCAGCTAATGTAGTATTTGGTATTATACATAAAACATTAACTTCTAAATCCATAGGATCTGTTTCAGTATAATCAGATGTAATATAAGCACCTATATAATAATCAGTATGATCTATTGTAATATCAAGAAGACTTTCTAATTCAACATAAGCATTGTGCCCAAAAGTATTTAACTGATAATTTGCAAATCCTCTTACTGTAGTCTTATCACTATCTAATAAAACAAATAATAAACCATAATTAGAATCTGTACTAGGATAGTTAAAATCTCCTAAATAAACATATGCTGAAATAGTAACTTTACTACCTGCATTAACCCAATATTCAGCATCTGGAGCAGTCTGCCAACCAGGTGTAGAAAAAGTAACATGATCATAACCAGCAAAATCACCAAGTTTACACACAGTTGGTTTAGTATTAACTAATACCGCAGTTTGAAATGGATATGCTCCTACACTATATGATCTAATATAAGGATTAAATTGACTCCATTGATTAACTAAATCACTTCTACACAAATTATATAAAGAATAAGTACTTTCACCTAAACAACTTTTAACAGCACTTAAACTAATATTAGTACAATCAATATAACCAGTTTCTTCACTAATATTACCAGCAGAAGGTATATCTGCTTTACCTTTTAAAATAGTTGGTGTAAATGTTCTATATGTTGATAATTGTTTACCCATGTTATATTGTTAAACATAATAAGCTACTATATCTCCTTTTGAATTTACTGTTTGTTCAAATGTAGCAGATGTTGTAGTAAAAGTTAATTTAGTAGTGCCAGCACGTTTTAAAATAAAATCTTCATCATAAGATGAAATAATACCCTCATTTATAACTAAGTTATGATCAAAATAATAAGCAGGTCTATCTGTCTCAAAATGAGAATAACTCGCATTTTGTGGTCCTACTAGTACATATCCAGAATTTGTAGTAACTCTTACAGAATTACCCGATCCTTCATGTATTTGAGTATTACCATCATTTAAATAAATGCTACCATATACTATTAAATAACTCTTTATAAAATCAGCTATAGTTGTATCATCATAAGCAGATAATCTAAGTATATAATTAGAAGTATTACCACCTCTTATTTTAACACCATATCCAGTAGCATGAATATTATAAATATATGCTGCTACATCACTATCCCTATTTTCAGCTACAGTAAATCTCCAACTACCTACAGATCCTGTACCTATTGAAACGTATCCTGTACTACCATCAATATAGATAATAGCCGTACCTTTACCATCTCCAATTAAAGTATCACGATAATATGAAGTACCACCACTATAACCTCTATAACTTAAACAAAGAGTACCTGTATCATTCGTAGTCCCATTATACCATATTTCATTGGTATTTCCAAATGTAACTCCTGCTGAACCGCTTGCAGTTATATTAGAATAAGATGTTATCGTTCCGGCAAAATAATTAGGCATTGAACCTGCTTCATAAATACCATAAGTTGTTGAACTTCCATCACCACTTAAATATAATTGACACCATTGCGAAGCCCTATGAGCAAGTATTCCTACTTCTCCTAAAGTTGTTGTAGCACCATTATACCAAACTTTTAATCCAACGTTACTTGCTGCACCCATTGTAGAATTAACAATTAATTGGTCTGTAGAAGTAGATGAACTATTTATTCCAAGAGAACCATAATAACCTGATAATCCCATTTTTAAATTACCATTACTATACCAAGCATGAGAACAATAACCATCGGGATCGTAACCATTATAAGTAACAAGAATGTCTCCAACAGTTATATCCAGATACGTATCAGTAATTCCAGGTCTAGTAATTCTTGTTATACCATTTATAAGAAAAGTGCTACCATCCCATGTAAGTTTAGCATCTCCTTCTATAGTATCTGCATCTGTCCATATTGCTAACTGATTATTAACTGGAGTACCACTAATAGTTACTGTACCACCTGTTGGTGTATACCATCCTCTAGTACCACTGGGATCAGTGCCATATACTTTATTAGCACCAGGAGTAGCACTATCTCCAACAAGATTTACATTAAAAGAACCATCTGATACTAATGAATATCTAAATGTCCAACCACCTGCACCACCGCCACCAGAACCATATGCAATTATATCATTATCTGAAGTTAATAATCCAGTACTTGGATTTATAGAAACTTTACTTTCACTATGAACTGCATTACCTGTAGTCCCATTCCAAACCATTATATCTTGATCTACAGAAGTACCAGGATCTGCAATAGCACCAACATCACTATATACTAAACCATGAGGTACAAATCCATAAGAAGTAGCTCCACTAGCTTTTAAAAAATGTCCTGTAGTTAAACTAGAAACAGGATGATTAACTGTATCAATTAAATTATGAATAGTAGGAGAAAATCCAGTATGTCCACTATCAGCATAAGCTAATTCATTTAATTCACTATGATTAAATGTTCCAGATGTTACTACAGTCCATGCACCATCACCTCTAAAAAAATGTGTGATATCACCATCTAATTGTAAACCACCTACACTACCAATTGTAGCTAATGGCATATCATCCCAAAAGCTACTATGAACTGTTCCACCATAAGCATGTACATCACCAGTAGTAATTGCATCTCCATCAATATTAATATTACCATATATTGTTTGATCTGGATGTGTAACTGAATCTTGATATTTTACATATAATAAATCAGCATCACTTCTAGTTATATATCCACTAGGAATAACAGAAGATGTCGTTGAAACTAAATTAGGAATAGCACTAACTTGTTCCCAACCATCTTTCTTATTTTTTCTTGTTACACTAATTAAATGAAAAAATGTATTGTCTTTACTACAATAAACGATCTGATCTTTATTAACTTGTTGTAAGCTATAAAGATCAGGCCTATTACTTACTGTAATGAAAGCATCCATTTAAAGTCCAGTTTGTCCTGTTATAGTAGTACTTAAAGTTATAGTATCTTCTGTTCTAAAATCATTTAAAATTGGTCTATCAATATCAACTGCAAATGCTCTCAATAATCTACTCATTTCTGATCTATCTTCAGAATCATTAGCACTTGCTTGATTTTTAGCCTTTTTACTTTCTTGTATCCACATACTAAATGGATTAGTAAGGGGATTTTTACTATCTAATGAAAATATGGAATGTTTATGTCCTCTTCTAAGAATACAATATATTATATACCATTCAATAGCTCCTTGTATAATAGAATTAATAGGAACTTTAGGAAGATACATCATTAATTCACTATCATATTCAACAGCTGGAGTTTGATAATATAAATCAATATCACCATCTTCTATAGATGTAATAATATATCCATTTTTAATACTATAAGTCTCAGTACTATTATAACTTGAAACTTCTTGAGGTTGTTTTATAGGATTAATAACATTTAGTCTTCTTATTAAATTATCTTCATATGCAACACCTAATATTCGTCTAATATCTTGTGGTGCGTCATCAGGAAGATATACTATATGATCTTCAATAGTTAAAGTAACTTTTTTATCTTCATAAGAACTTATAAGTTGCATTTGATCTAAAGCATCAGCTACCCAAAGAGGAGCTCTAGATAACCAATCAGCATAATCAACATCAAAATTATTTTCAACTCTAGCAATAATTTCTTTACAAGATACCAACTGATAGATCATATTTGATGTTTATTTAAAGTTACAAAAAAATTTTGATATATACAAGTATATTATCAAAAGAAGTAAAAAATAGTGTAACCCATTTAAGAGTTACACTATTATCTTATAGGGTTAAAGGTTTAAGAACTTCTTCTGGATTAGGAATAACTTTTTCAATTAATGATGTATGATTTGAAGTAAGTAAATCTTTTTTATCTAATTCTATAAGTTGATTTACAATTAATTTAATTTCTCCATCAGTAATATCAATATCAACATATTCAGTAAAACCTAATTCATTCCATTTATAATCATCACCTTCAATTTTTAAATCATATTTTATAGTTTCTTCTTCATTTGCAACTAATTTTTTCTTTAATGAATCAATTAGTTTAAAGGTCATAAAATTACCTTGTCCATATTCAGCAATAGTTTGTATTGCTACAATACGTTCCAAAATATTAAGTTTCATATTATATATTATTATTTATTTACTATTTATTACTTAATTATAATTATATTATGCTCCAGTAGTAGTAAGCATCATATAATACTTAGTTGTACCAATTCTAATTCTAAGTGCATGAGTAGCAGCAGTAGCAGTATTTGCTTGAAATACTTTACCTGAAGCAACACTTAAACCTTGAATATCCATAATATATCCATTAGTATCAAAGTTAGCTATCCCAGCTCCCCAAGCATTAAGATTAATAAATGATACAGGAACAGTACTTGTAAATCCAGTAGGCATATTTAATTCACCTTCAAATACAGTATATGTTCCAGATCCACCTGCAGGATTAGTAGTTGGAAGATCAAGTTCTCCACAAATAGCACCAGCTAATCCAGTAACATAACCAGTAGTGGTAAAATCAACTTTACCAACAACAGCATTTACCCATACTCCATTCTTAACAGCAGTAGTAAGAGTAAATCTAGCAGTTTCCATCATATTAACAGCAGAAACACCTGTTGTAGTTAATTTTACATCAAGTGCTTTTATTAGACTGGCGGCTGTAATTGCCGTAGTAACTGCACGTTCACTAGCAGTTACGGTAATTGAACCCGTAGGAAAATAAGAATTCAAAAACCTTACAATTTCAACAGTCTTTCTACGAATACTCGTAGTAACAGGACCAGATAAAATGTTCATAATTTAATCATATTATTTATTGTTAGTATTAGAAATTTCCATTTTTAATTCAGTTTTAATTTCTTTACTAAATTTACTCCAAGCTGTATATCCTAATATAAATAAAACAACACAACTAATTATAATAACAGCAAGACCAATTTTAGGATACTTTTTAACCATTTTGTATTCACTTAAATCTTCATGTATAAGAGCTATCTTTTCTTCAGTATCCCCTTTCTTTTCATCTATCTTCTTATCAAGTTCCTTAATTTTTTCAATTTGAGGACAAGTTATAATATGTTGAATACCAGCTTTTTCAAGGTCAGTTACTCTACCATTAGTCTTTTTAGTTTGTGCTTCAATTTCTTCTAAACAACTATCTTGTTTATCCATTCTCTCATGAATATTGATGAATTCAGCATTTATATGACTACTTAATCCACTAAGTTTTTCAGAAACAATTCCTAGTTTAGCTGTAAATAATTTATCAAGAAGATCAATATCATTAGAATCAATCATAATAGTTTGTTTTATAGGGTAATGTTAGTAAATTATAAATTTAATAGAAAAGATATTCCAACTATTCCACATATTGTTTTTATAAATAATAGATAATGCCAGGGTACTTTTTGTAGAAATTTATCATATAATTTAGTATTACCAATATATTCAAATTCTAAACCTCTTGTAATATTATAAATATAATCAAATATCAAAAACCTAACAAACACAAATCCTAATATTATTTTCCATACTGGTATATCTATTGTATAAACTGTAATACCATAAGTCACATAAGCAACTGTAAAGATACCAACTAACTTACCAATAAACTCAATGACACCTGATATAGTCTTCTTACCTTTATCATAAAGACCATCAGCTATTGCTTCAAGGGCATTCCAAAGTATTGTGAAAATTAGTATCATACTTCAATTCCTTCTTTTAAAACAAAATTAGTAACTCTATCTCCTGCACCAGTTGATTGAACAAGTATATATTCAGACGTAGTATATGTATTATCAGTAACAGGATTAGTACCACTACCACCTACAACAGAAATTGTAATCCATGTGTTATTACCACCTTTTATATATGCAGTCCAAACTCCGGCAAGAGAACGTGTTATCTTAATTCTATACCAATTATTAATATTTAGATATGAAGCTACTGTTGAAATTAATGTGCTAGGTGTTGCCAAATTATGTTTACTAAATTCAAACTTTTCTGCACTAGTGTAATACACACGATAAGCACCTATGGCACTATCAGGAACTTTAGTATTTGAATTAATTAAATAAATAAGTAATGCATTACTATCAGCACCTTTATACCAATCAAATTCCCATGTACCATATGCCTGTTTACTTGGTATTGCAATAATACCAGCAGTAACACATTCAAGATACTTAGTACCATTGGTAAAGGTTGGAAGAGGGGGAATTTCTTCTAATACACAATCCGCTATATAAAATATATCTCCAACAACTCCAGTAGCCATATAAAAATAATAATTATCATCAGATAGATTATTACAACTAAACTCGAAAGATGAAGATTGCCAATAATCTGCTTCTGTAACATAAGGAGTTAGGGGTACTCCAGTAGATACTCTTAATCCAGGAGTACCTAAATTAGATGCTGTAGGAATATAATATTTACATTTAAGTCTATATCTCTTTCCTACAGTCATTTTATCTGTTTGATATATATATATTGTGGATGCACCAGTTACTGTGCATTTACATACATTATTAACACCTTCAAAAGAAGATAAATACGCTGCAGTACAATCAGAAACACTCCAGCCAGTAGTATCTCCTGTAGAAAAATTACCATTTGTTAATTTATTTCCTAATGATGTTTGATGTTCACCAATCTTAAATGAACCAGACTGACGTGTCCATCCACTCGGAACCTTACTAACACCATCAGCACCTTCATCTTTAAACGATTCTTGAAGTGTAATACGTTTAGCAAAAGAGTTATGCCAGTTCTTAATTTCTTGTGCAGTTAGAGTTCTATTGTATGCTTTAAAATCCTCAGAAATATTTGGTGTACTTGTATAAGTAGTACCCCCACGAGTAAAGAAACCAATTATAGTAAGGTTACCAGCAGGCAAAGATGCTAATAAACAACTATTAGTTTGCAATACTCCATCAACATAAAAATATATTCTTGTTCCATCACTAACAAAAGCCAAATTGACAAATCTGTTAAGAGGTAATGATACATCTAAAGTGGTGTCTACAGTAGATGATCCACCAGATGACCTAAATCTAATGATATTAGATGCAGCAACATTACAATATCCCGAAGAAGTTATTTGATGTAGATATCCTGTTGCTGTTGTACCTGTGAATTTAAATCTATGAAGAACTGTAGATGGTTTAAATAAATCACCAATACCAGATGCTACAGAAATAGTTGAACCAATATCTCCTTTAGTTTGTAATCCTTCTTTACATGAAACAACACTACCAACTAATGTTCCATTCTTACCATTCCCACTAATATCAACCAATGTATTACCATTAGGAATAAAATTATATGCGGCTACAAGACCAGATACTTCTTCAATGACCCACTGATCAATATATATAACTTCACCTGCAGACATGTTATTACCTTTAATATAACACCCAGTTGTACTAGCTGCAGCTTCTGTAATATTAAACCATTGATAAGAAGTAGTTAGTGTTAAAGTGGTTGTATTTGTTAAATATACAAGTAAACTTGGATTGCCTGAATTTAATTTTGCTCTAATGCTTACTCTATACTTTTTACCAATAGTTAGATCACGATCTAAATCATAAGAATCTCGAAATAAAGTATAAGCACCTAAAGTATTATCAACAAATGTTACCTTTAAAGCATAACCATTTAATGCATCAGCATCTGTAACTCTTTCTATTGTATTATTACCATAAACTGTCCAACTTTCTGTATCACTAATAAAAGCACCTTTTCCAGCATCAACAATATTGGTATATACATTCTCCTTCTCCATACTCAAATCAGTAGGTTTCATTGCCTGATAGTCTGGAGTCTTACAATCTTCTATAGGATAAGAGTTGAGAAAGTCTTTGTATGCTTGTGAACGTTCTTGTTCTGTTAGTATATGGTTATAGCAAGTAATTCTAGATATAAATCCAGCACATCCTGCCTCTGTTGGAGCCATAGCACCTAGTGTTGAAAATGAAAAATCATTATTCGTTACATAAGTATTTGAACCTAAACTAATTTGATCAATAAAAGTTTCAACATTTAAACCATTTCTAACAATTATTAATTGATGCCAATTATTGTCAAAAGAATAGGTTTTAAATTTTGCTTCTGTATTAATTGTATAATAAATAGAACCCCATCCTCTGAATGATAAATAATCTGCCGAACCTACAACACCTAATATACCATAATGAGTACTAACACCTTTAGTTTTAGAGTCTTTTTTAACATTAATAATAATGGTATGAATTGTACCTAAATTTAATTCTGGATAAACAATGTTGGAATCGGAAGCAACTGTTGGAATATAAATCGCTAACCCATTTTCCTTTTTATTAAAAGTAGCAATACCATTAGTATTAGTGCCAATTACACCAGATACTTTCTCAACCAAACTACCAGTCCTAAAATCAACATCAAATATCTTAGCCATTACACTCCATATTTAGTTCTCTCCGAAGAGAATATTTCACTAATCTCATTTACTGAAAGGATACCATCAATGATACGAACTTTGTCTATTAGGCCATTAAAGAATGTACTATTTGCATCTCCTCGTCTACCAATTCCTATGTTAGTGGTTCCAGCCACAGGAGTACCACTAGATTGATTGGCTGTACCAGACAAAACTCCATCTATATAAAAATTAGTAACTCCTGTTGAAGTTCTAGAAATAACCATTAATTTCCATTTAGCTCTTGGAAGAAGAACTGCAGCACTTTGAGCATATGTTGAATTATTTGATGTTAACCAACAAGAAGCAGATTTATTTTCATCAATTTGCAGTTGACCATTCCTAAATACGATAAAGTCATTTCCTGTAGATGCATCTGGATAAAATTTGCTCCAATAACAAAATGTTTTATCTCCTATTAAATTATCGTAAGCTCCACAATCTATCTTAGATGTAAGACCATTAAACAACATAGCAATAATGTCTCCGTCTTTTACTAAAGATGTTGCAGTATTAACTACTAAAGGAATAATTTCGTATATTCTTATATCGCTGAAGTCACAATAAGGACTTGTTCCGCCACAATAAAAATAGTTAGTTCCTGCTGCAACAATAGTTTCGGTATAAGTACCATTAGCTGTTCTTTCTGCTCCAGCCCCTGTTCCGCCACAAGCTATTTTTGCTATTCCTGATACATAATTACTAATTGTGTATGTTACCTTATATGTTCTTCCTATTATTGTTGTACCTGCTGTTGTATAAGAGCTAGAGGCTTGACCCGTAGCATGTATTTTTCCATTCGATATTGTCCACCCAGCTCCTTTAGTCCAGCCGCTGTCTGCCGAAAATAGCCCAAGCCCTTGTAAAACTTCGTAGTTAATATATTGTTCGCCACTAAATTTGTTTTTTATTACTCCAGAACATGCACAAACATCAAGGATAGAACGTGTACGATTAACTAAGACTTCTTTGATTGACACATTGTCGATGTATCCTGGCGTAGAACTTGCCGTTTGTCCATATATAGACAGTCCATTTGTTCCCCCTGTAAAAGAAGCTGGTGTATCAACTAAGAACGAATAAGAACCTGTTGTGTATAATGCTCCTACTATTATAGGAGTGCCACCAACATAATTTAAAAAATAAAAAAAGGTATTTGTTTCGGATATAATATCAAAACTTATTCGATATCTAGTAGATACCTTCCAAGTCATTGTATTTTGTCGTATATATTGAAGATTATTTACATCATCATAATACGCCCTACCGTTTAATATGGTCCAGCTTGCTTGCTTTTCCCAAGTAGCCTCGCTATCGAACCCTCCATTAACAACTAACTCAGGACCTAGCTGCTCTTCTTTATCTAATTGAACATCTCTATACATAGAGTTATTAAATATATTTGAGACTTCTTCAACTGTAAGAGCATCTTTATAAATTTCGAATAAAGAAATTGAACCATTCAATGTATTAGAACCTCCAACATTGCCTAAGTAAACTGTATTCTTTGAAGTAAGCTTAAGACCTGTTGAAATAGAGGCAATTAAAACGTTGTCAACATATAATGTAATTGTTGAAGCAGATTTTGTCCAAACTACGTCGTGCCAAACACCAACTACTATAGGAGTTGTAGAATAAATGTTAAAAGAATTAAAAGCAATAGCCCAATTTAAATCTGCAAGTTGATCTGGCATAATTGCCAAATTCCAATTTCCAGAACCTATTACTCCTGAGCCATGAATAAGCGTATTAAACTTAACCTTAAATCTAAGAGAAAAAGTTGTTTTATAGAAAGAATAATTTAAATAATCTGGTATCTGAATTCTACTATTAATTGTGCCGTTGAATATAGCGCTACCATCGACAATGGTAGATTGAGTACCCAATGTAAAACCTTTGCTTCTTACAGATGCCTCGTCGTTGAAGGTCTCTCTAAAAACACACTTACGGTCAAGACTATATGTGGATTCTCGACGCATTAAGCTACATATTTATGTGCTGAAATGAAATAACTAACATCGTTTGTTCCTGCAGCTGCCCAGCCTCTTGTCCACATAGCTTTTGTGACAGCAAAACGTGGGCAGTTTATAGGAATACAAATATTATCGCTTGTTACTGCAGCTTTTGAAACTACTGTTTCTGTAAGAAGTGTTGGATTTGTGATCGGATGGAAATTACAAGTTCCATTTCCCCCTCCAAGTGTTACTGCAGAGCCTCCACTTGTTAACGATACTTGGAAATTATTGCCAGATACGCCGACAACGTAGTAAACTGTGTAAGCATTGACGCCTGTTGTTGTAGCTATAGTATTCAGAACGATACGCATACCATCTGTAAGTCCATGACCTACTTTTGTGAATAAATCTCCAGCATCTGTTAATGTCACAGATGTAACCTGAGTTCCAATGTCACCTGTATAAAATTCAAGAATACTTACTCTGTTAGCTGTGCCTACTGCAGTAACATAAAGTTTATTCAAGTCAACTTTTAAGTTGCTTCCTCCTTCTGGAAATGCACCTCCAAGATACTGCTCATTTCCCCAAGCACCACTACCACAAGGAGTTATTATTGGAGTCGTTGCTTTCCTAGTTAAGACGCCATTTGCAGCACTTAATCCATAGACTTCTTCAGCACTATGAAAATGCTTTTCAATCTCATGAACCTTATATGCTAAAGAATCGGCCACACCAGCTAAACCACTAACTGCAGCACCATCAATCTTAAGCGTATGCCCACTAATTGTGTTTACAACTGTCTGAATAGCGGACTCTATTGTTTGTGTAAACCAACCCATGACTTATAGTATTATTTGTGATTTATAAAAAGCAAAAGTACCTGTCCCATCAAACTTTGACCATTTCATCATAGCACTTACTATAGCTGTAACCTGGCCAGCTGTGAAATCATCAAATAATGGAGCAATAGTTGTCCCAAGAGCTGTCTGTGTAGCCGGAGGAGTATTCATTACTGCAGGAGTTGTTATGTTGCCATCCCCATCAAGAACCGCAGGAGTTATAACAACTTCACCTCGCATATAAGCTCTCGCTGTAGCCTGCATATTATCTATTAATTCAAATAAGTAATTAACGAACTCCAATGGAAGCTTCAATTCTGTTGCAACATGGGCTGCCGGCTTAGCCATTATAAAATGGTTAAGTATGTCTGTCTTCTGCTGTGAAGAAAGAGTTGCTATTTTCTCCTTTATAGTTGGTTCCACTACTGGAGTCGGTTGTGTAAAACAATAAAATCCTGCCATGACTATGAAGATTTTTTGATGAATACTGTGTATGTGTTTGTTGCAGCTGTCGCAACGCTACTTTCCTGAACAAGCTTCAGCATATATTTAAGCATTGTTGTCGGTGTGTCAATAGTTATTATGCCTTCTGAAACAACTCCTACGGCTGTTGCAATACCGGCCGAATTTCCAAATATCTCAAGAGACATATCAACCCAGTTTGTGTCTGCATCAGGAGTAGCAGAAGCATCAAGAGTTCCATAAATCTTAAGATAAGAATTACAATTAGTTGTTGGAGAAAGCCTATAGTGAAGTGTCAAGAAATTATAACCTTCCATTGGAATCTCATAACGCCTGACTGCAGGCAAAGAATAAGCTTTAGACTGCCATGTTGCAGACCCAGAAAGAGTAGCTGTTGAAATATTCGTAGCGAGATCAACTGCTGTAATTAAAGCTGACTGATTATCGGCTGTCTGCCAAGCTGTGTAACCAACTGCATGAGTAGATATAGCAAATGCTCCATCAGCATCAACTATATCATCTGTATCACCTCCAGCATCTCCTGTCGCTTTGTAGCCAAGCAAGTTTGTTTCTGAAATTAGTGTTTCTACTCCTGTATAATGACCATAATCAGGATTCTGAACAACGACTTGCTGACTATCTAACGATATATCATACGCTTTATCAGGACCTATAAGAGAAATATAGACTTCATCTCCTGTAGCAAAATTAGTTACACCACCTAGAGTAATAACTCCACCAGATACACTTACTGTACTTGGCAAAAGTGTAGTAATAACATTAGTAGTAACTACTTTCTTTTTAATACTGCCTAATACTACATGACCGGCTTCCAATGTAAATGGTAAACCAGTAATAGTAATATTTGTAGTGCCATTGGTAATAGTAGCCACGAAGTCACCAGACATATTAGTATATACAATACTACCACCACCAGCACCACCTGCACCACTAGATGCAGGTCTAGGAATATTAGTAAATATTATAATAGTATCAGTATTTACAAAAGCAGCGCCAGTTACAGTTAATACAGCACCACTCATTGACATTGTTGTATCATTTCTATGATATTCTGCTACTACAGCACCAGAAGTATCAATTTGTCTAATACTTTCTATATCACCGTTATATATAGCAGTAATTGCTCCAGGAAAAGCACTTAATGTAACTTGTGTTGCAGCAGTATAAGTAACAAGGAAATCTCCACCATTTGTTCCAGATGTTTTTCCAATATAACAATCTGATGTAATAGAACTTGTAGTAACATCTACATCAGCAGCAGTTGCTGGAATATTAGTATAAACAACTAGTACATCTGTAACAGCAAATGAAGCACCTTCTACAGTTATTACATTAGTAGCAACCGTTATCTTGTTATTAATTCTATTAAAAACTTTAATAACATGACCAGCATTATCCATCTGTCTAATTGCCTCTATATCTTTATCAGTAATAGAAAGCAATCCAACAGGTAATCCACTTAATGTTATAGTGGTAGCTCCACTACGAGTAGTAATAAAATTACCATTCGTCGGTTTACCTATATAACAATTAGTAGTAGTTTTGTTGTCATTAAAATAGTTCATATATTAATTTTATTTTAATTATTAATACACACAACTTCGTGTGCTTTAGTTTCTTTTTCAGGTCTTCTATAATTTAAAAATTGCAAAGAATTAAACTTCATTAATTCTAACATTTTATTAACATTACCTATTTCAGTAGAATTCAATATTTCATCAAATGAATTAAAAAGAATATTTTTTCTATTACCTCTTCTACAAAATTTACTAGGAATAAATTTAAAAAATCCTCTATTTTGTATAGCTCCTGCTTCCCACCAAAACCAATAAGCATAATCACTATTATGATATACATGCCATTTAATACCATTAGGTGCAGTAGTTTGATCATATGGAATTTTACCTTCTTCTATTAATTTCGCTTTATATTTATTACTTGTTCCCCAATCAACAGGTAATTTAACAAGCCTCCCATTAAAAAGAAATGTGCGTTCTTTTTCACGAATATATAATTTACCAGCATTACCAAATGTATAATATCCACCTTTAAGTATATGTTTAGCTATTTCAATATCACTATATCCTAATATTTTAAGATATACTTCATAAGGCATTATTGATTTAACAAGTCGTTCATAAAGTAATTTATGAAGAGTAAGATAACGAATTGAATTAACATATGATTTAACATAATGAGCAACCCGTGTAAGTTGTCCATTAGCAACAAGTTCTTTTATTTTGAGATCGGCAATATATGGATTCTTAAAAAGATTGTCAATATTAACATCTATTTTTTCAAATTCTGCACGATTATTAATAATACATTGTTTAATATATTCTTGACTACCATAATACTGTCCTATTTTAACAGTTACAGCGTTAATTTTAATTTGAACAGCTTCAATATAATCTCTATATAAATCTCTAGTTTCTAACATTATTGAATATCTCTAGTTGTTATTGGATTTTTAGGTTGAGCATCTTGAGTAGTACGAATTATATTAATAACTTCTTTAATAACATCATTTAACATATCACCAGCAAGAGGAAATTCCATATCATCTTTATAACATAAACCAGTAGGATCTGTGCTATCTTGTGTGACATCTAATTGTTCATAAATAGCTTCAATTAAAACTCGTTCTAATTTAGTACTATTCCAAATATAAATATATTTATTTGTATAAAAATAACAAATAGCATTACCAATAAGTCTTAAACTTCTACCATACTTCATAATATAGGGTTTAATGTTACGAAACCCTATCATTCTATCAAGACTACCTACAAATACAAAAGGAACATCACTATTAAATCTAATAGGAGCAGGAATTTTATTTGTGGTTCTTAAAAGAGTATATTTTGAAGTTATAGTACTATCAACAGAAGCATTAACTAACTCTAATTCAGCATTATATGGTTGAATATATCTATCATTAATACCATATTTATCAGTTTCTCTATGAACAAATTGATTTCTAGTTTGAATAATAAGATCTTTAATTCTTTCTATAAACAGAAAATCTGTATCTCTATCAAAACTAGATGCAACTTGATAAGCTAATGTTTTTAATGTAGCCATATTAATATTCTAATACTTCACGTTTATACATTATTGCATTATATTCATCTTGAGTAAGCCAATCAAGATATGTCCAATCAACATCAATAGTTTGTTCTAATAACTCAATAACTTCAAAATAAAAATGAGCAAGATGTATTATTAAATTACCTTGTTCTTCACTACTACCAAAACTCTTTTCATTAGCAATTAACCATGCTAGAGATTCAGTTAAATCTACAGTTTTAGCAGTATAAAAAGTTTGATATAAAGATAATATATTAGGATTAAATGTTATTGTCATTCCCATATTTTATTAGTACTCTGTGGAGTATTTTCTTGTCTATCAAAATATTTAGAACATCTATCAATAGCTGTAGCAATAGTAGTATATGCAGTTAAACTACCAGCAACATATAATGCATTTTGATACGGACTATTTCCTATAAATGCAATAGATAACAATACTAAAGTAATAAAATCGTATCCTTTAGGAAGTTCTTTTCTAATATCATCAGCTAAAAGCAATTCTTTAACATCTTCTTCAAGTTCATCTAGAATATCATAATTAATAATGATTGTATTACCTTCTACAGCAGTAGGATTCCATACTTTATATAATCCTTCAGCAGTAAAAGTGTAATCTGAATCACTACCTGTTGCTATACTTAAAGTATCAGCAGTATCAAATACACCAGTAGTTAATAGTTTAGATATTTCAAAAACTACTGTACCACCAGTTGCATTAGCTATATTAATCACACTATCTGAAACAAATGTTATAGTTACTCCTGTCATTAGTTTATCGTTTAACTTGTGATGCTATTTGATCAAAACTACCATTATTTACAGTAGTCATAATATATTTAATAGTATTTTCCACAATAGTAGTATGTACCAATTCTGGTAAATCACATTGTGTTATAGTACTAGAAAGTATTGCAGGTTTTTTAATATAAATAATACCTACTTTACTAATTGCATATCTACCTAAATGATATAATCGTAAGCCAGTTGTTTCAAGTATTGTACCAATATATTGCCTTCCACCACCAAAAGGATTATTATTAAATGATATAATATCATAATCATCTAATAATAAATTAGGAAGTTGAGTATCATTACTATTACCACTATATAATGCTCCTAAATTAGCATCTGCAACATTATCTGTATAAATAGTAGTAACATTATCACTAATAGTTGTTAATAATCTACCATTATACCATGCTTCTCCAACTTTAGTTCTATATATCTTTCTAGCCGTACATCCAGTTAATCCAAGAGGAATTGCAGTAAGCTCAATTTTTCCATTAACTCCTTTTGCAATGACTGTTGCATCATCTACATTAATTCCATTAATGTCCGTTTCTAATGTAGAATATATAAAAGTGACAAAATAGTAGTGTTTACCATCATCAACATTTCCTGCTCCACTACCTAATGTAGCAGTTAAGGCTGTAGCACTAGGATATGTTATACAATCAATAGGACGAACATTTGTAAAACTAGCTTCATATTTAAATAAATCACTAGGCAAAGTATATTGATAAAAATTAGTATCAATTGGTGTTAAAGGAAGTAATGTATCATCTATTTTAATTAATGTATAAAGACTACTATATTTAGATAATATATCACCATATGTTAAAATCCTAAAAGGAACCCTTTTATTTTCATCTGGAAAATTTGATTTATTAACGGTAAAATTAATAAATTCATCAATTGTTCTATTTATAAAAACATCTTTTACTAATGGATCTAATATAGTAATAGGATAACTATCTAATTTTTTTATAGCTAAATCTATATTAATATGCATTTCATTTCTAGTTAGAGTAGGCATATTATATTATTTTGATTGTTGTTTAGCTTCCATTAATAATTGTTCATAATTACCACTACTTGTAGCAGCAGCAATAAATTTAGCTGTATCATCAACTATTCTATCGTGTACAGATTCAGGTAAATCACAATTAACAATTCCAGGACTACTAGTTAATATAGCTGGTTTTTTAATATAGATTATGCCTGTTCTATTTATAGCATATTTATTTAAATGATAAATTCTTAATGTACTAGTTGTACCATTACCAATAATAGCACTAGCCATTAAATCAAACCAAGTAATAGTATTAGGATATAAATATAATCCTAAAGGTTTAGTATTATAAAATGTAATATCATATGTATTTAAAAGAATATTCGGAAGGATTGTGTCATTTGTATTTCCTGCATAAACTGCTCCTAAAGCAGCATCAGCAGTATTATCAGAGTAAGTTGTAGTAACATTATCTCCAATAGTTGTTAATAATCTAGCACTATACCAAGGATCATCTAATTTAGATCGATATATCTTTCTTGCAGTACAACCTGTAACACCAACGGGAATTGTACTTAAATTAACTTGTTGATTAGCTCCAGAAACAACAGTAATACTAGTAACATTAGTATCTATAATGTCTGTTTCTCCAGCAGGATAAACAAAAGTAACAAAATAATAATGTAATCCAGCAGTAACACCTGCACCTGCAACAGCAGCTAAAGTAGGAATTGTAGCACTAGAATATGTAATAGAACTTAACCATCTAACATGAGAAAAACTACATTCAAATCTAAATAAATTTGTTGGTAGTGAATAAATATTAAACAAAGGACTTATTGCAGTAGAAGCAAGAGTTGTATCTAAAAGAGTAACTAAAGTATAAATATCATTATATTTATTTAAACTATCTGCAAGTGTAGGAATTCTACTTAATACCTCTTTACTTTCATTAGGTTTATTAGCTTTAGTTACAACATCTTTAACAAATTCAGAAATAGTACGATTAAGAAAATAATCTTTTACAGGAGGATCTAATCTATTCATAGGAGTAGCATCAAGCACTTCAAGTGCTAAATCCAGTCCTATATGCATTTCTGCTCTAGTTCTGATTGGCATAATAAAAAGAATAAAAGCCCTAGCCTTACGACTAGGGCTTACTATTGATTAGACGTTAATATCAATTACAAAATTATCCATTCCTTCTTTACTCTTTCCATCTCCACTATCACTAAGTGAAACAAGAAGAGCAACAACTAACTCCTGTGTAGGATTAGTATCTGTAACAAAAGGTCTCAAAGGATCAACACTGTAACTTATTTGATAAAGATCATACGTTTCTCCAACAGTAACTTCACTTACACCAGGAAACATTAAATCTCCATCAATACGATAATTACCATCACCACGTTCAGGATTACATTCTTTTTCATATGCAATCAATTGAGCGGCTGTACCAGTTCCAGTAATATGAGGTGTAGTAATTGTAATAGTAGCATCACTAAATATGCCAACTTTAGAAGTTTCAAAGTTTTTACCAGCTGTAATTCTAGTAAGTACAATATCTGTACCTGCACTAGCATTTACACATCTGTTTACATCTGCATTTACTAGTACAATAAGAGCAGCTACAATAGTAGCTTCAGTATCACCATCTACAACTACATGTTCATATGACCTATTTCTAGTAAGCTCATGAGCAGGTTTAGTAGTATCAGTTACTATAAAACCAGCAACTTGCCCAACATCAAGAGTACCAGCAGTCCAAGAAATATTCATTACTTTAGCTTGTGGAGCTACATATGCTTGAGATTTAACTCTACAATTTTTTAAAGTAATGACAGGACTATATTTAAGTCCATTAGCAGTATTTGTAACAAACTGAAATTTAGCAGGAGTTGCATCTTCAGTTGTAGCAGCAATCTTTACAATGTGATTAACACTTGCAGATTCAGGATCACGATTTATAATAGCATATGCTCCAACAGCTAACGATGCAATTTCATCTACATCTTTAGTACCATCGGCAGTTATTCCAGAAGCATATGTATCATGAGAAATCACCATCAATTGTTTCATAATACGTATTTATTTAATTGTTAATTAATAATTATTGTTTTGTTATTTGTGCATAACGAGTTTTAAACTCTTTTGTTTTAGCAACTTTATCACTAGCTTCACTAGAAAAGAAAACAACAGCTTCATCAGTTGTATTACCTATTAATATACTATTGTCAGTAGAATCTACTATAATAGAACTATTAGGTAATCTTTTCAAAATTCCACTAACACAATATCTTTCAATCCTTGCTTTAATAGTAACTGTAGGATCATTGACAATTGCCAAGAATTCTTTTGGACTAGTATCAACAAATTGTTTGAGTCTTGCATCAGCATCTAGATCATCTAATGTAGAAGCATTAATTCCTTTGACATATAAAATGTCTTTTACTTTAGTCCTGTCAGTAAGTATTTCTAGATATTTTTTAGTAGCTTCAATACTAATCTTATGTTGTGATTTTCTAGTATCCTCAATATCTTTAGGATCAATTAATATAAATTCAATATTGGTACTTTTTTGAAGATCATCTGCTTGTTTAGCTACTTTACGATGTCCCAAGCAAAACAACCAAGTAAGATATGATACAGGATTAATTGGAGTACCATATTTATATTTTTCAAACTCAGTTATATTTTTAAGAACATAATTAGCTAAACTCTCATCTGAATCAATAACAATTTCACTTTTTTTAGCAACAGTAGTTAATTCAGCTATTGCTTTTTTACGTTCAATGTCATTAATATCAAAATTAAAACCAATTTCTAGTTTTTTACCACCTATAGGAATTTTTATACCAAAACTATCCCAATAATATTTAACCCTTTTATACCATGTAGGATCATCAGGATTAAGAGATATTACTGTTGGCATAATACTTTTCAATAATTGTGTATATTCAGGTGATATTATTCTATTTACTGCTCCTTGAACAGAACCAAGAGGTTGTTCAACAGTACCAAAAATATCTTTATTGAGTAACTTAAAAACATCAGGATTTAATCTACTGACGAGATCAATTGTGTGACTTTTAGAAATCATAGTATTTTATTTATAAGTTATAATCTTTTATATATTATTACTCGATTTAGTTCTTATTATAGAGCCATTTCAAGCCAAAATGAAGTAGTGGCGTTCTTAAAGTTAATACCTCTTGAAGTCATAACTTCATAAGAAGCTTTATCTTTAGTAGTAGATAATTTAGAATCACGACCAGCTACAGCTTTCCATGCATCAGGAAGATTAGTAAGACCAGTGTAAACACCAGCAATTTCTTCTCTACCTTTTTCAGCAACTAGAACAACATTACGTTCTCCACCTTCATCAAGACTATGATCAATAAAAACAAGATTATAAGAAAACAATGGATAACCATTATACATTCTACCATTTTCTCTATCCTGTTCAGCAAGAGCGCCATGATCAAACATCTTACAAGGACGAACTGTTATTACTCTACCATCAATAAGCTGATACTTGTTAAAATAAGCACCAAACTTCATATGTGAATCACCAGTAACAACTTTAGCACCAACAGCTACTACATATTCAGCAGATTCACCCATAAGCATAGTATGAAACATCTCTGCACCACCACGTCCAGTATATAATACAATTTCCATAGGAGTATTATCAACTCTATTATCAAATACTGTACGAACAGTACTATCAAATTTAGCTTTAGTTAATACAGAAAAAGTATCATAATTACCAGCAGTCTGGATAATTTGTTTTACACCAGCACCTTTAGGAATAGGAAGACCGGTTTCAGGATCAATAGTTGTAATTATACCAGTTGTAGTTCTGTTATACTCTGAAAACCAAAGATCAGTTTCATCAAGCATTCTACGTTCAGTTTCCCACTGTTTAAGTTCAACAGGAAGCCACATATTAGTCTTTCCACCACCTTCAACATCAAATTCAACATTGACTACTTTATTAGCAACGTTACCAGTGATAACTTTAGAATATCTCTGCCATCCAAACTGATTAGTAAGTTTACCAGGAACCATTCTATTGGAAGTAGTTCCATCAGACAACTGACCAGCTACAGAAGTAGGACCCATTGCCCATGCTTGTCCAGCATAAAAGTTAGTAAGTGGAACATATGCTGTTGCATCACTTGTTATAAGCTGAACAGTAACTCTCCAACGACCTTCAGATTCTTTTTTAGGTTCACTCTGAAAACGTACCTGATAAAGTTGATCAGGAGTATAAGCAGAATACTGATAGTGAATCCAGTTATCTTCAAATATCACATCAAAATTAGTGAATCCAAGACCTGGATAAGTAAGACCAGTATCAGCCAGTGCAACTACTTTTGTAGTCCATCTGGTTCTACCCATAACAGGCCATGTATACTGAGTATCATTAAGTTCCTTAGGAGTCATAGATACAAAAGCATTCTGACCTTGTGTAGCGGTAAGTAGAGGAAACATATCACTATCTTTACCCCAAAGATAAGTGAGGTTTTTACTTAGAGTAACCTGATCAATAAGACCAGATTTATACAGTAAATTCTCATCGAGATAGGTATTACTGTTGTACTCTGTTGCATACAATTCTCTCATAGAAAAAATTTAATTAATTTAGTTAATTGGTAAAACAAGTTTACCGCCTTTTCCAGCGGCTCCGCTTCCTCCACCACCTGCTTTAGTGGTTAGCTTAATAACCTTCTTAACAATAGCATCAGAAGCATTTGCAGCGATAATTTGTGAATCATCGTATTTAGTAAATCTTCTATATGCATCAAAAAGATCGTTGTGGGGTGTGCGTTTAGTATCTTCAACAGCTTCATCATATTCAAGCTGTGTCATAGTATAATTTTGATTATTAATTCTAAAAGTTAAAGGTTTCTGAATATAATCTTGAAAATCTTTAATTGTTCTACTAACAATCTTACCTTCATTATCTTTAATTTTAATTACTTCTGGAATAATAAATTTCTTATCACCAACAAGTAATTGTTTAGATGTAAGTGCTTTATTAACTTCATTCCAATAAGCAGTACGTCCTGCTTCCTCATCAGCTTTTATTTTAGCTACATCAGCAGCACGTTGTGTAATTGCATTTGTTTGTTCAGTTTTTAAATATGTTAATCCAGCTTCAGCAGCACTTTTAAGTTTTTTATCTGCTTTATAATAATTAACCATATCAGTTATCTCACTCTGAGACAAACCTTGTGCTAATTTAGCTTTTGTAAATATATCAATATATTGAGATTCATCATCACCAAGAGTAATTTTAGAATAATCAACATTTTCAGTAAAATCTTTTAAAGAACCATTAATAGTTAAATGTTCAATAATATCATTTAAAATAGGAAATCGTCCAAATAGATTACTTTCATATTCTTCAGCACCTAATTTACGTCCTTCTTTATGTACATCTTGTACATACTGTGTAATACCTGGAAGAGTATTTTCATAAATAATAGGTTGATTGTTAGTATCTATAATAGTAAGATTAGTTGTTTTTTGAATTTCTTTAACATAATCTACATCACTAGATTCTTCTTCTTGAGCAAGTAAAATAGCAGTTACTTCAGCCTTAGTTTTAATTACTTTATTTGTTGCATCAACTACATTACCATCTTTATCAAGTTTGTATTTTATTATAACTCCTTTATCATCTAGAAGTTCAACTTCTGCATCTTCAATAAGTTGTTTTTCAACTTCTTTAGTCTTTTCTGCAAGTTTTTCAGCAGTTTCTCTAGCAGTTTTTTGAGCTTCAGTTTCTTGTCCAGCACCACCAGTACCTTTTTTAAGAACCTCAAGTTCATCTTTAGTTTTAACTACTTTTCCAGTTTCATCTACAGCCTCACCTTTGTCATTGATTTTAAATGTATCATTACCAATTACAAGGTCTGTAAAAACTGGAGGAGGAGGAGGAGAACCAACTCCACCACCAACTACATCAATAATTTTTGGATTTGCCATTGTTTAATGTTTATCAGTTAATAATCTGTTATATGTTATAAAATTACTTATAATACTACTTTTATTAGCACTACTATCTTATTTTTCCAACGTATATAGTGTAAAATTTACTTTTTACTGTTTTGCTTATTTTTAGTAGCAGTTAATCTTTCTCTAGCTAATCTTTCAGTACTAGCTATTTGTTTTTCTTTTAATCTATTTTTAATATTACTATCATTAGTTTTAGCTTCTAATTTATCACGTTCTAATGCAATTTTATCTTCATTATCAACATTAGTAATATTAGAGTCAATATCATTATCATTATCATTTAACCTTATACTAGCAACCTCTACAGCAGATTCTTTTCTTTTATCAGCAACATATTTAGCAGTCTCATTAATACTATCTTGTCTAGCAGTTTGTGCGTCAGCAACATATTTCTGTGCAGCAATTTCATTTGCTTTCATAGTTTCTTCAAACTTCCTGTTAGCTTCACTAATTTCTTTTATTGCTTGTCTTAATTCAGGAATGCTATCATACATAATAGCAGCAGCTGCAGATTCAGTATCACCATTCTGTCCAGCATTAAATCCAAGTGCTTTAAATTGATCTATTTTATCTTGATCTATTTTAGAATTTTCAACAGTAACACCATAATCACTTTCTCTATGTTGTTCTAGATTAATATCAATATATATTGGTTTACCTGTAGTTTTATCAATATAACTTCCACGTTTTTCATCTTGATATGCAATCTTACTAAATTCCAAATCAGCTAAATGATCTCTTTCAAGTGCAGCGTGAAACATTGTAATAGCCAATACATTACCTATTCTAGCTCTATAAATACCTTCTTGCATTACACCTTTACCAGTACTAGCCATCATATCACCTAATGCATAATTATTCATATTAGCAATTTCAAGTCCTTCTTCTTTATATTTATCACGTAATTCAATAAGTGTTTTAAGATAACTAGCAATATCTGGCATATTAACTATTCTAAAACCCTGAGCAACAGTATTGAAATCTACAGAAGTATCATCATATACTAAAGTGTTATCTGCTTTAATATAAAACATTTTTTCTTGTTTACTTCCAGTACTATCACTATTCAATAATGATTGCGGAATAACTTGAATATATCCTTGATATTTAGCTATAGTACGTTCTTGCTGAAGAAGAATCATTCTATCTATAACCACATAAGGAATAAGACGTTTTGGAATAG